TGCTCGGCGCTTGCAGTTGGTCAGCATGGTGGTGGAGGGGATCGAGGAAGGCGACTGCGGCAGTACGGAGTACGTGTCATGGCTGGTGAGGGGACCTGCCATGAACTCGGCGGGTCACATCAGCTACGGTGGTGACCTACCCCTACTGGTCGGGAAATACCGGTTGGATGAGGATACCGGGACGCTCCGGGAGATCACCAGCGACGACACCTTCCTGATTGGTAAGGTGATCAAGATGCGATCTCACATGTTCTGTCACCTGAAAGACCCGCATATGGTCTGCTCGACCTGTTTCGGGATGCTCTCCATCAATGTCTCTCGGTTTGCTAACCTAGGACACCTCTGCTGTGCGACGCTGACCCAGCAAAGCACCCAGAGCATCCTGGGCACCAAGCATCTCATTGGCTCGGGTGTGGGTAGCGACTTCATGCTGTCCCAGGAGGCCCGGCGGTACTTCCACTTCGTTCCGAAAACCATGGCGTTTTACATCCGCCCTGGTATAAAGACGAGTAAGCTCTCCCTGGTAATCCCCCGCGCTGCCGCGGTGGGGTTGACAGACCTATTGCACGTCAGTAGTAACCAGGGGATCTCTCCGGCACGTATCTCTTCGGTCCAGACCATGGAGATCCGTGAGGAGATGGTGGAGGGTTTTCATGTCCCGACCGTGGTTGGGGTGGACCAGAACGGACGACCCGGGTACCTGTCCATGGAGTTCCTGGACTACGCTCGGAATGTCCAGTGGGAGACGGATGAACACGAGAACTTCGTATTTGACCTCTCGAAGTGGGCGCTGAACGAACCCATCCTGAAGATCCCGGATGTCGAGTATAGCTACTCGGATCACTCGAAGCAGATCGCGGAGATGATCGAGTCCAAGATCAAGGACATCCGACTGAGGAGTCGACCGGACGCCCCGGTACGGGTACTCCAGGAGTTGTTCGACCTGGTGAACTCGAAGTTGTCTGTCAATATTGCTGTGCTAGAGACCATCGTGTACGCCAATATGACGGCAGGTCCGAACAACTACGCCATGGCCCGTAACCACCCGGGTGCCGGCCTGAACGTCGCTAAGAGCATCATTCAGAACCGGTCGATGGGCCCAAGCCTGGTCTACGAGAAGCAGACGGACATCATCACGAACCCCGCCAGCTTCTTCAATGAGGGCAGACCCAGCTCTCCGCTTGACGTGTACTTCAGACCCAAGGAAGTGGTTGAAGATACCAAGCGACGCGGTAAACACTGACCCCGGTGGGGCGGATAGGGACACCCGCCCCTCACCCACGAGGACGACCGTTTGGATATTGCGATCGAACCCATATTCAGAATCATTCGCTACACGCACTTCTTCAGGGTGACCAAGATTACCCCGACGGGGCGTCGCTGGGTAGAGACCTTCTTCCTTAAATACGTCCATCAGGGGTTCTCACCCAACCAAAGCTCCGTCAATCCCCAGCTGAATGCATGGAACCGCTACGTCCCTACCCAGCAGGAGGAGGAGAAAACCAAGGTTTTCGCTGAATCCATCGGAAATGCCCAGGAATACAGGTTCCACATCGGTCAGTTTCCAGCCTTTGTGGAGTATCTGTACAGCCGGGGCTATGACAGCAGTAAGTATGCCGTTGCCGATGCGCCGCTTCATGAAGCTTTGCCAATGAAGGCCAAGATCAGGGAAGGCTGGACACTTCAAGAAGAACGGAAACAGCCTCAGGTCGTGGACTTCATCCTGAGAGAGGACATCCATGACTTGCATAGTCGGTTGGTTACCCTCCCCACGGGGTCGGGTAAGACCGTCTGCGGACTCTGGTCAATCTGCCAAAGGGGTCTGCGTACCGCGGTCTTCCTGATTCCTCGGTATATCGAGAAGTGGGTGGAGGATATTCAGAATACGACCACGGCAGGGAAGAAGGATATCATGGTCGTCACGGGATCGGATGCGCTTCGAGGGCTTATCGACCTCGGAAAGACAAGCCAGTATCAATCAGACTTCGTGGTGATCTCCCTGACCACCTGGAATAACTTCCTGAAGTCGTATGCTAAAGACCCTACGTACTGTGTCGACGTAGAGTACGGGTGCGCTCCTGAGGACATCTTTGCGCTGCTAGGGATTGGTACCGCACTTGTGGACGAGGCTCACCAACATCTCCACATGGTCTACAAGGCGACATGCTACATGAACGTCGACCGACTGATCGCCCTCTCTGCCACCTTCCTGTCGAACGAGGACTTCATCGACCAGATGCAGAAGGTGATGTTCCCCAGGGAGATTCGCTTCGAAGAAGTGAAGATGGAGAAGTACATCCAGGCCTACGGGATCGCGTACGGCATCCATCCAGACCGACTCAGGAAGATCAAGACCTCTGAACGTGGGGCGAGTGTCTACTCCCAGTCCGCTTATGAGAAGTCCATCCTCAAGAACCCTGACATCAAGAAACGATACCTTGAGCTGGTCGAGGAGGTGGTCCGTAATGGGTACATGGACAAGTACGAACCTGGTTTCAAGTGCATCATCTTCGTCAGGACGGTCAAAATGTGCGATGCGCTCGTCGAACACCTCAAGAAGATCTACCCGAAACTGGATATCCGCCGGTACGTCCAGGAAGACCCCTACGTCAACGTGATGGAACCGGATATCCGGGTCACCACCCAGCAATCCGCCGGCACCGCCCTGGATATCGATGGTCTGGTCACCAACATCACCACCGACAACACCCGCTCACCCGTCTCCAACCTCCAATGCTTGGGACGACTGCGTAAACCCAAGAAGGGCACCGCCCGATACTTCACGGTCTACTCGGACAATATCAAGAAGCATGTCCAGTACTACCGAGAGCGTCGAGAACTTTTTATGGACCGGGTGGTGTTCTTCAAGGAGTTTCAATCCAACGTGGGACTCTGACAGCATAGACTCCAGGGAGCTTCGGCTCCCTGGAGTCTATTCTTTTTTTTGTCTTACCAGCTCTTTGAGAGGGCGGTATAGCGTTTCAAGTACTCGGTGTCATTCAGACACTCCATCGAGACGGAGTCAGTGGGATCATCGATGATCGGCGTCCCCAGGATCTGGCTGACCTGCTCCTTACACCACTCCAGGATATCCCCGGACCTCGTGGAGATGTTGGGCTTATTGCCCGTATCCAGGAAGAGGTTGTAGATGTAAACCGTCGCATCCTGCCCCAGACGGTCCACACGGGAGATGGCCTGGTTGTAGATGTACTCACGGAACGGTGCATTCAGCATGATGCAAACGTTCGCCATGGTGAGGGGCACGGCTGTGGAGAGGGAGGCGTAGGTGGCGATAAGGGGGTTGATGTCTTCATTCGCCCCGAACTGCCCCACAATCTGGTTCAAGTTCTTGTTGGTCTCCCCATAGACCTCAAGGGTCTGGTAGCCTTCTTTCTCCAGATGAACCTTGGCCGCCTGGACGGCTTCCACGAAAGTGGTGAAGATCACGGCCTTCTTATCCGCTTGATCGATCATCTCTGGGAGATTGCAGTACGGGACCATGTCCACGATACACTGCTGACGGAGTCGACCCAGGATACGACCCAGGGCTTCACCCTGGACCTTCAGTTCCACATACTTGACGACTGTACGGGCATCTCGGAACTGATCCTTGAGCGGCTGGGGTAGGCAGGGAGAGATGGTCTTCAGTTCGAAGTTGTTGCAGTATATCGCCTGGTCCTTGTGGATCTTCGGGTCGTACCCGTTCCGAATGACGGCAAAGTACTGCTTATACAGGTCGAAGGCTCTCTGCTGTTCCTTGTTCCTGATGGTGCCCTTGAAGATATCCAGCCCCGTCAGATAGGTCTTCTCGTAGCCGCTGAAGTGTTTCTTGTAGTACTCCAACCTCTCCTTAATAAAGGCAGAGGTCTTTTCCCTCACGGCATCCAGGGTGTAGTCCTCCCCATTTGGGATGGAGATCTTGACTTCCTGGGTGGTGGGCTTAGCCCGCATGAACTCGTCTTTCTTGACGAGCTTCATGATGTGCCCTAGGCGAGCCGCGATGATATCCAGACCTCGCTGGGAGTTCTTACCAAAGATCTGAATGAATCGTTCTTCGGCATCTTTGTCAAAGAGGGGGTCGATCGAGCGCATGAGGGGGATGACTTCCTTACCCATGGCCTTGATCGGCGTACCCGACGCCCAGATGACATGCTTGGTCTTCAGGACTCTTCTGAGTTCCAGGAACAAAGATGACCGTGTCGTGTCCATCTCGTTCAGGTTGTGGGACTCGTCCAGCCAGAGCATCGGCTTGTGGAACTGACACTTCTTGGCAAAAGCCACGGCATCTGCCAGGCGTTCGTAGTGGAAGGCGTAGTTCCGAAGCCCCATGGGCGGCTCACCCGGAGTCGACGAGACCCAGAAGGAGGTCGGTTTCTTGTAGAGCTTGGCGAAGGAGTCCTTCCACACCAGGTCAATGGCGTTCTTGGGAGAGATGTAGATATTGACATCCGTGTTCAGCATCTCCCCCAGCATCAGACCCATGAGGGTCTTACCCGCACCAGGCGCAGCCGCCAACAGGAACCCTTCCAGGTTCCACTTCTGGACGGACTCATCGTAGTCCCGGAAGAACTCCTCCTGGTGAGGCATGGGATTGTAGACAAACCGGTCCAGCTTGTCCCAGTCCAGCATGGGATGGAACTCTCGACGAACCGAGGCCATCCAGGTCTTTTCCAGCAGGAGCTCGATGGTTTTCCTGACGACACGGATGTTGACACCCCGCATCTTCTTCTGAACAATGGTGTTCAGCACGTACAGGACATCGGGTCCAAAGAACGGATTGAAGGCAAACGACGTCCGATCCACCCGGCTGAAGATGTTTCCGGCAATCTTGTTCGTTCGCCAGATACTGAACATCGCCCCTGTCAGGGGGTTCGTGTAGATCCCATCGACCACGATGAGCCCACGTTTCTCGTAAATGTTAACAGCACCTACGGCTGCTCGAAGGTATGCACTCATCTGGGATCCCTGGGGTGGCTATATTAAAGGAGTCACATCATGACAGCACATAGCCCGGGAGAATATCCCGGGCTATGTCATTCACCGCTTCAGCGATTCTGCAAGCTGCTTTTCCAGATTCTTCTTGGCATCGTCAGCCTTACCTTTACTCGCTCTGGCGTGTTCCTCGGCAATCTTGACCAGGTCATTGAAGTCAGGGGCTGGAAGCTTGACGAACTGATCGAGGGGGATATGAAACAAGTCGTATATCCCCAGTTGGATGTAAAGCTTAGCCACCGTTGCCAGGTTGTGGTAAGCTCTGAAGTCCTCCTGAGGAAAGTACGCCACGCTCGCCAGAGGTCTCTGCTGCCTAGCGGGGCGATTCGCATTGCTAATTTGGTCGAAGATACCGAACTGAGTCTCGTAGACGTCCGCCATGATCTGCTGGACTTCGATACTGTTCGATTGCTTCGTGATCCTCAGAAGCTCGGTCAGCATCTTGTTCATGTCGATGCCGATACCGAAACTGTGGTGTCCCGCGTAGCCTACCGATTGCGGATGGCCCAGAGCTTCTGAGTGATGAGGATAAAAAAAAGCTGGATCACATCGAGCGGGATGAGATTGCTCTTGAAGGGAAACGTTTCAGGACCGTCGACGGGTTTACCGCACTTCGGGCAGACATAGGTGGGGATACCCACCACAGCGACTGAGGAGCTCTCGATGTAGTCGATGACGCCCTGGGTGAACTCGTTCCTGATCCGGGTATCCCCGGACAGTGGGGCCATGGAGCTTTCGATGGCCAGACGATCCGTGATCGTGCCGCTACCGAAGCTGATGGATTCCACCCAGTGGGAGTACTGGTTGACCCAGGACGCATTGGCGTACTGGTCGATCATGCGATTCCGATCTTCGCTGCTGGCCGTGGTGCCCAGTACAGCATCCACCGACTGGACCATGCCGTCGATCCAGCGTTGACCGGACTCGATGTACTCAGCGATTGAGGGAGACCGAAGAATGAAGTTGATTTCCCTCGGGGTGTCCTTGTAGACGGTGACCTTACGGTTACCTGCCTTCGGGAAGTCCGTCTGGTAGAGTCCAAGGGACTCCAGCGTGGTACTCCGGCTGCCACGTGCCTTGGACATCATCGTGACCTGACGAGGCGTAAATCCTCGACGATTCACCATCTGAAGTTTCCGAATGTTCAGGTTCTCCTGAAGCACGTACTGGCACTTCTCCATATTGGCCGTGCAAGCACGGCTGTATGGGAAGCCATTCGGATAAAGTGTGCAAGCCACACCCCACAATAGCGACGGGAGGTCCTGAATGCGAAGGATCTCCAGCAGGTTCGTACTGACGTCCGGTGACAGGGAGGTGGTGTACAGGTGGTCAACCGCAAACTTGGCCATACGGGCCGCCGTATAGGCCGTACGGTTTGAGAGTGCCAGACCATAACTGTACCGACCCATCTCGATCTGATCAGAGGTCAGTAGCTGGTGCAGCTCCAACAACGCTTCTTCTGTGGGCGGTTTGAAGGAAGCCCACATGCCCGTATTGTAGAACGGGGTGTTCCAGGTGGTACCCAGGCCCATATGGGCCATGGTCCTCAACACGGCGCTTTCAGCCGAGTAGACCTCGTTCTGGCTTTCACGGAACCGGATCTGTGACGGACCGAAGGTCTCGTTGTTCAGCAGAAGGGTGTTGTGGAACTCGGCTTCCGGATCTTCGAGCGTCTTGGTATAGACATTCGCCATCGTGGCCTGTTCCATACCCGTTTGGAGGGTCTGTGCCCAAAACTCACCCTTGGGTTCACCGGCCAGGTTGATCTGGGGCAGGTTCCGGATCATCTCCAGCACCCGGTCAGTCGGTTCTGACGGCAGCGGTACGGGCGGGTATTGATCTCGAGCCTCGTCACGCGGAAGACTCACTTTGAAGTCAACCGTGACGTTCTGAGGGATAACCTCCGGCAGAACGATCGTAGGTTCTGATTCAGAAGCTTCTGTCGGAGAGGGCTCTTCTGGATCCGTCGAAGGTTCCTCGACCTCAGGCGCCGGCACTTCCACGGTCTGAGGTTCCGTAACGCTGGGCTCCTCAATAACGGGATCTTCTGCCGCAACAGGGGCAGAAGGTTCCAGAACCGGATCTTCAGCAGAGGTTTCTTCGGGGGTCTGGTCGTTTTCGTTCATGCCGGGGTTTCTGACTTCGTGGAAAGGGCGATCACTTCTTGATCGATACGCGCCAGGTGGGTCTGGATACTGGACTCAGGTGCGATCTCGTGACTCAGGTCGATGGTATAGTCCATGATCTCAAGCGAGATCTGCTGAGCTAAACATATGAACTTGTCGAACAGTCCGTTGTATTCGTCACCGAGTAGGAAGTAGGTGGCGATATCTGCATCGTCGACCACTCCCTTTCGGGTGTCGTGCTTTGCGTGGATCTTTTCCAGTTCAATGGAGATCGCTTCGCAGTCTCTGGTGGTCGTCATGACCAGTTGGTTCAGATGCGCATCGACCTTGTTATGCTTGGTCAGCATGAGGTGAGTATCCTGAATACCTTCCAGGTAAGTCACGATACCGCCGGAGATTTTCCCAAACAGACCTTCCAGCCCGGACCAATTGAGGTTCGTCTTGCCCTTCTGAGGTTTGCCAGAACTCTCTGGACTCAGCGTGGAGGCCTTGGTGTTCTGTTTCTTTGCGAGTGTTGACTGAATCTCGCGAATACGCATCTTTCCCATTGAAATGTCACCTCTGTCGTAAACGGACGTTCGAGTTTATGCTATGACTGACGCTATTTTATACCAAGCCATCGGGAAAAATCCCCCATCTTTAAGGCGCTTTCGATGAACGAGTTGATTGAGCAGTTCATAACGGACAATCTCACGGAGGACTACCGAGATCTGATCCGTCAATGCTTTAGTTTGTTTGAAGCTTACGAGCATCAGAATGCGTATAGCGGTTTCGTGGATCTCCTCATGGAGGAATCCACGACCTCCATCGAAGACCGGGTGGACAACTTCACCGTTGAACTGGCCAAACAGCTGGATTACATTCTGAATCTTCACCTGACTCACGTCACGGATGAGTGCACGATCCGTGAGCGGTACCTGATCCTCAAGGCGTACCTGGACATCCAGCACTTGGAGGACTACACCGAGATCCTCTCCCTCTGCGAAGGGGACCTTGAAGCGACTGAGAAGATGACGGGCATCCTGGAGCCCTATACAGGAATTGACCAGGCTCGGTTGATGGAGGTCATCGACTATGTGGCGGATGCAACTATCCGGCTGCTGGTCACTTTCATTGACATTCAGCTTCGAGGGATCCCAGAGGAGGCCAAGGGTCCTCTCCCGGAACACATCGCTGAGATGAAGTTGTTCTTCGTTGCCTTCGGAGACGAGACACTTCTCTCAGAACTCCTGAAAGCAGACATGACGCCGGGCATGCCCTTCGACAGCTACCTCCCCTTTGTCGGGGAGTACCTGGGCAACCCAGAGGAGAAGACCTTCTCGGCTGAGAACTTCTACTCACTCCTTTATATAAGCGACGCATACAAGGAGAACCCCGTCAAGGTTCTTCGTGATCATGCTGATCGGTTCTTCCCGAACCTGGATGCCGCCCGACTGGCGGAGACCGAGGTGTTGACCCTGGTGGGTCGCCTCAACGAAGTCAGGAGCGCTACCCGTGGAACGCATTGAATTTCTGAAAACAGCCCTGCTCGCCGGAAAGGCTGATGACCTGGGCTGGATGTTCTCAGCCTTCTCCATTACCCGCCCTGGCGCCAATGGGGATAAGAGACACCTGGCCGTTGTCTCCCAACCCTGGGGTTACCAGTACCTGAATGACAAGCTCCAGCTGGACGATATCGAAGGTGCCAAGCCAGGTCAGCCCCTATTCAGCTTTCAGGAAGAGCTTCAGGTGGATAGCTCCTGGGGTGCCAACATCAAGGAACCCACCACTACGAAGATCGGTAACCTCATCTTCAACATGGTCGTGGTCAAAGACTCCTTTGGTTGGAAGTTCCCTTTCCAGAACGGAAAGCTCTCCATCGGCGGCATGGAAAAGTACATCGCTTCACGGGTGAAGTCCACCCCGAAGGCTGGGGAGTTTCGAGATGAGTCGGCGCTCTACGTGGATGAATACCTGAAGTTCCGGGACCACCTGTCCTACATGGAGCACCTGGCGCCCCTGGTCAATTGGTCAACCACCCGAAAGGGTATCACCAAAGATCCGGCCATGGCCGCCTATCGGAAGCAGCTTCAGGAGGAGTATGGGGATAGTCTCAATGACCCGCTAGTCCTGGCTGAATACGAAGGTAAGCTGAAAGCCTTTGATAAGGAATGGCTGAAAGATGACCCAGCCTACGGAAACTTCCTCTCGGGTAAGATTCTGAATATCTCCCGAAAGAAGATGTTCATCGGTATCGGCTCCGAAGACCGGATGGACATCAAAGACCCCCTGGTCACCGTCAAGAACACCCTTGAGGAGGGTATCCCCACGGATCCCAAGGACTTCGTGGCGGTTGTCAATGGTGCCAGAGCGGGTTCCTACTCTCGTGGTACCGAAACGATCAACGGCGGTGTGGTTGCCAAAACCCTGATCCGTGTCGGCAGCAACGTCAAGATTGACGTCGAAGACTGCGGTACGACATCCGGGGTTCAGATGACCTACACCAAGGACAATGTGGACGACCTGGTAGGCCACAGCATCGTCCTGAATGGCCGGTCTATCTTCCTGGAAAAGAAAGAAGATGCACTCCATTATCTGGATAGACCTTTGACCGTCAGATCAGCGGCCAAGTGCAAGGCAGGCCCGGGTGATCGGTTCTGCAAGGTCTGTGCTGGCGCCAGAATGAGCCGCTACGAACAGGGTGTCGTCATCCCCTTTACTGAAGCATCCAGCATCATTCTGACATCCAGCCTCAAGGCCATGCACGGCAAGATCCTATCAACGGCCGAAGTTGATCTCATGACCGCACTCACTTGAAATAGGAACGCGTATGTCCGAACGAGACTATAACAGCCCCTCCTCGGGGTACGAAAACGGGGGATATCGTGAACGTAACTACGATGATCAGAGCCGTGGGCAAAATGATCGCCGTGATAACTACGGCGGTGGTTCCAATCGCAGCTATGGTGGTTCTGGTTCTCAGTCCCAGGGCGGATATCGTAATAATTATTCTGGCGGTAATCGCTCTGGTGGCTACCGGGGTAATCGAGCTGAGAAAAAGAATCCCGAGGATATTAAACTCTATATTCCCGCCTACCTTACCTCCAACTCAGACGCCCCCGAACACATCGGACGACTCTTCGTCGAGATCGGAGAACGACTGAAACAGGCCGGGTACACCATCCGGACCACGGGTCTGGAGGGTCCAGATATCGAGACCGCCAAGATTCCGGATGCCGAGGTCTACATTCCTTGGAAGGGTTTCCGGGGGATCGAGAACAACTTCAGCTTCCCCAGCGACGAATCCAAGATCCTGGCGATCCAGTTCCAGCCGGCGTTTCGTCCGGGTGACCGTCTCCCCGAGGGAGACGACCTCAGGAAAACCTTCATGGCCTTCCTGTCAGTGAACATCCGTGCTCTCCAGGGTCAGCGCATGAACAGCCCTGCCTCTCTGCTGATTGTCTGGTCAAAGGACGGCTGTGAGCACGCGCGTAACCGCAGTGCCGAAACCGGGAACGTGGGGCATGCCATCTCGGTGGCCTCTGCGATGCACATCCCGATCTTCAATCTGAACCGCTCCGACGCCAAGGACCGACTGTATCGGTTCCTGGGTATCGAATAACCTACAGGACCCCTCATGGCTGACGACACCACCACGACGACCACAACCACCGATACGTCGACGACCACCACATCGTCGACGGCTCAGAGCACCACGCCGGTCACCACAACCACGGCAACCAAGCGGAACTCCCTCCGCATGAAGAGCACCGTGACCCCGGTCAAGATCTCTTCCACCCCGGTTACTACCAGTACTGTCAAGATCAAAGACCCGGTGACGGGCTTTGCTCAGCTGGTAGCCAATATCCAGAGCAGTGGAGCAGACTCCACCAAGACCCTGCTCTCGACGCTCCAAGCCTATGTAAAGGTGATGTCCAACGATATCACCAGCACGGATGGCGCCAGGCAACAACAGCTTCTGTGGTTTGCTATCTTCAATACGGCAGAGAAGATTACGGATCGCTCAGAGTTCCGAAAGAACTGGAGCCTGATCCTGGCGTTCTACTACCAGTACCGCGATGGCGTGTTCAGCATGACCAAGGTGAACCGCTTCTCAGACAGCTGGAGCCGTAAGGACAGCCGTCTGACTGCATTCCAGCGCCTCAACAACTTGTTGATCGTCACAGCTGCGCCAGATACCCGGTTCAGTGCCGTGAGCAAGGTCAACATGACCAGCACGTTGGACCTCTGCTGGACAGAAGCCGGAAAAGCCAACATCAACGCGTATTACCGCATCTGACGTCATCATGACAGCATACTCCCTCCCTACCCGACAGACTGGGTAGGGAGGGAGTATGTACTGAATAGAAAGCCCAGGCTGGAAGAGGGTTTCCAGCCTGGAATAGGGTCCGAATAAATTCAGACAACAAGGGAACCAGATTACCCTGTCACACTATGGTGGTTAAAGAATCCTCAATTACTCAGCTTCCTCATACGGAATCTGAACTGCCTGTTCCGGCTGTTTGAAGTGTACGCCGTTCTGGTGGTCTACAACCACCATCTCTTCGAGCTCGAAGAGTGTCGGTAATCCAAACATCTCATGTCCGTACTCCAGCATGTTGACATGCCCAGAGAGGAGGTTGATGTTCTGAAGTCGGAAGACATCTTCGTCGATACCGACGATGGTGATGATCTCTCGCTTCGTGGTCTCCTTGGAGACATTGAGGATGGAAATGCAAGTGGGATAGGCGGAGGTGCAGTCGCTGTCATAGACGAACGCCCGGATCATGGTCGGTAGTTGAGAGACTTCATCTACCAGGCAGAGCCCTGGGGCGGTCAGATGAGCTGGCAGGGTCATAATCCACCCCTTCAGGTCCAGCGTGTCGTCGTCTTCCTCGATACCGACCTCTTCATACCCGATATCGTCCTCCTGTCCAACGGACTGGAGGACATACCCCTTCTCCAGGACGTAGTAATGAAGAGCATCCGCGATACACCGGGGCTTCGAGTTGAACTTCCAGAAGTCCGTCGTGACCGAGAACGTTGGGACGGTAAACGACAGATCCAGGATCTTCCGGTCCAGCATCGCCATCGACAAGGTATCGAACATACCGTAGACGATATACTCGATCTTGTAATTCTGCTGCATAAACTGGTGCTTCTGGAGACCACTGAGGTGGTCAGCCTGGCTGAAGGACAGCTTACGGACACCCAGTTCCAGGTCCAGTACGGCGTCCAGACTATACGAAGGGAGCTTAGGCTTGGCTAGACGAAGCAGACGGTAGACGCACATGGCGTCAAGGAAGTAGAAGCTGGCGGTCAGGATGAAGTAATGCCACTGATCGACATAGTCGATCGAGATCTCCTTACCACCTGCCTTTTTCTTCTTATCCGGACCTTCCTTGTACTCGCAGAGCCTGACGCTCTTGGGGATGGAGGGGTCGCAGTAAACGTCAGCAGGGTCCACCCCATACTTCCTGAGACAAGCGGTCATCTTGGGAATATCGAAGTTGATGTTCCAGATGGCTACGATATCCGGCTTTTCCTGGTGCAGCCAGGCAAACGCACCCTTGATCAACTCAGCTCCGTCTTCGTACTCCGTCCCGATGATCAGCTCGTAGTTATCGAGCTTCTCGTACTGACCGATGTACTTATGGGCTGCATCCAGGATCTGTCGCTCAGCAAACGCGATACCCCCGATAAACCGTTTGCTGACCCCTGTCCAGATCTTGTCGCCCAGGGTGATCGTGATGATGATCGGGTCCTCGGTCATGTCCACGACATCGGTTTCGATGTCGAGGCAGGCCACCCGGTACGCCGTACGGTGGTCAGGCCACCGTTTCATATACTCGTGCTTGATCAGGGAGGTCGAGGAGATCTCAGTCCCGTAGAGGTAGGGGCTGTTTGCGAGCTTCTTCAGGTGATCCCGGCTAAACCCTCTCTCTAACGCATGGGCCACCTCGTCCCGTAGGTCCGACTGCGTGCAGGAGTACTTGACCACGCTGCTCAGCTTCTCGAACTCTTTCTTCTGTTTGTACGTCCGCTTGTTAGGCGTGGTGATGTAGAAGTCCCGCTTGAAATTCTTGATGAACCGAATAGCCGGTTCGGTCGTGCCATCCGAGTAATGTCTGACCTCCTTGACCATGTGGAGGTCCGGGTTGTTCTTGGACGCGGGGATATGCCAGGCAAACCGACATTCCTTCCCAACGAGTTGACGTGCGTCGCTCATCTCTTTCCCTTTGTGGACTGCACTATATAAAGGAGTCGGAATCGTTTTTACCATCTCGGGTGAGGAGATGTTATGACTCCCACATTCCACCTATAGGTCAGCCATGCCTCGTTTCTTTGACAGCCTGTCGATCAGCCAGGAGATGATTTCGCGTCAGACTGACGGCTTCCCGGAGAAGTTCGAGGCAGCCATCACCGACTGCATGACCGAATTGTTCAAAACCAAGGCCAGTTCCTTGAAAAAGGACAATCCGGCCCTGGTAAACCTAACCCAGTTGATCAATACTCGGTTCGGTATCAACGTACTCATTGTGACCAACTCTACCCTGGCTGCGGCCTGGCCAGTGTATCTGAACACATCGACCACCATGCTCCTGCCTTATGAGCGCGGTTTGGAATACGAACGGGTCATGTACGAAGAGAACCGTAAACACACACGAAGTGCGGTGACAGGGTCTGTCGACTTTGAACATGCCAAGGTTAGCGGGGGATTTTCCGAAGTGACCTGCTGTCTGTATATCAATTTTTCAAAGTGTCGAAGGTTCTGGTCGGTTAAACAGATTGCCGGTATCATGTTACACGAAATCGGACATTTGTTCTACTCGTTTGCCTTCTCCTCCAGGATGAACGCCGTCAACATGATCCTGGACAAGCTGACAAAGAAGAAGCTCGATACCGGTAAGGTCGACCTGGACTTGATGTTTGTTGAACTCAGCAAGGTAAACCCGGACCTTAAAAAGGAAGACCTTGAAGAACTGACCATCCAGGGTAAGCTGATTCCAGGACCAAGGGTCCTTGAGATTCTTGGAATCTCGGTTCATGAAAGCAACCGGAAGAGCGCATACAACAACAATAGCTTTGAGATGTTAGCCGATCACTTCGCAGCCAGTTTCGGGTACAGCGAGGCTCTCGGTACCGCTCTTCAGCATTTCACTACGAAACGCTACTCACCCATGTGGCTGCTTACGGTAACCGCGGACGTCATTGGTGTGGTCAGGACGCTACTGTTCTTATTCATTCCGTGGACAATCGCCCGACTTTTCGCGATATTGATCGGTTTTGGTTTGTACAATAAGAGAGCCAGCTGGTTCTTTGGTCCGCCGACGAGCAATTCTGCAAACACCATGCTCTACGACTACGACCCAGATCGAACAATACGACTGAAGAATCATCTTATCGAGCAGCTCAAAGATACTGATTTGTCTCCAAAGGACACGAAGATCGCCATTGAGCAGATCCGAACGCTTGACAACATTGCCAAGACTCAAATCTCGGGCAAAACCATCGTGGCGAAGCTGTATGACGCCGTCGACCCACTCTCTCGCCAAGCCACCAAGGATCTGGCGTACCAGCAGCTCTTGGAGCAACTCTCCGCCAATCCGTTGTACGTAGAAGCTGCCAAGCTCCGCACCACATAACCCAGGGATCCCAGACATGTCGTATTTCAGTTTGACGAAACTCACCATGAGCTCAAAGCAGTACCTGTCCACCTTCTCTGGGACTTCTACCGGCCGTATGCCGGCCGTCACCCATGCGCTGGCGATGCTTCTGGTTGAAAGCCTGCACGTCCCCGTGGACATGCCGGCTGACCTGAGCGAACATTTCAGGGAGGTCCAGTGGGGGAATCTGGAGAAGACCCTGACCCTGCTGAATGAACACATCCGCCTGGATGTCGAGGCTATCGAGGACCAGGCCTGCAAGCTGTATTGCTGGCGTGTCGCAGTTGCTTCGGGTAAGATCAACGGTGGTGCACTCTACGAAGGGACTGCCGTGGTCGACTACTTCGGCATCTCCCGGTTCTTCTCCCCCGACGAGTTGAAGTGCATTGAAGACTGCCGGGTTGACATCATTCGACACTGTATCTCCCTCAAACTGCTGCTCACTGACCTGGGACTCTCAACATGAGCCAATACGAAGACGACGATTTTGACCCAGAGAACCCGGATGAGGCCGCCCTGGACCTTTCCATCCTGAAGCCGGAGTCGAAGGAGAAGATCATCCTGGAACCTCCGACGAGTGGTAAGATACCTCGTTCAATCGACGAGGCCCTGGAAATCCAGGAGAAGCTTCCCGACATGGACATTCAGTTCAAGCTCGTGGAAGACAAAGCTGAACGTCTGGTGGACCTGAAGACGGTCGATTCGGAGATCGCTCCTGGTGAGACCATGGACACGGGACTGGCAGAGGCTGTGCAGGAAAGCTTTGGGGGTCTCTATGACAGCATCCCGAAGCAGACCTTCACCAACATCCCAACCCGCACCAACTACCAGAAGACCCGGAACTACATGCAGAACCGGATCGCTCTGGAGTCTTTGGAGTTGATGGACCTCTACAAGACCTACCTCTCTGGCCCGATGACCCAGGCCAAGGAGGCATTGGTCACTCTGGTGGAACGGCAAATCCCGGGGCTGGTGCGGGTATCGACCTCTCTGGCTAGCGAAGTCAGATCAATCCAAGACCGTTTGGGGAGCAACCCCTCGAATGTGGTGCCCACCACCACAGGGGAGTTCATCAACCTCTACACCACCGATATCTCCGTGTTGGACCCCTTGGTCATCAAGACCACCCTGAAAACGCTACCCCGCTTCCAGCGGGCGCTGCGGACCATGGGGAAGGCATTGAGCGACCACGGTGTCCGTCACACGGTCTGTCGCTTGGGTAGCGAAGACCCGGAACAGTACTCCAAGCTGGGCGTGATGCCTCACGACCACCATGAACCGATCGGCTTCGACATGCTGGTTCGGTACATCACCAGCCCAGAGTACCCGGATCTTCTGGAGAATCTGGTCAAGGACATCACGGACCAGATCGCTCACATTGACACCCTTCTGGCCAACGCTCAGGGTCTGGAGACGAAACCCGAGGAGCTCTCCGACTACATCGTGGAGCATGCCCCGGCCTTCATGAAGTTCCACGACACCGTCGCACGGAACAACAACCTGGTCTACGGCCTGACCATGCTGAACCTGGCGCTCGAAGAGATGTTGGTGACGTACCTGGAACTGTGACACCAAACACCCACTAGGGACTCCTTATATAAGGAGTCCCTAGTGGGCTTATGCTCAGTACTGTGTGAACGTCAGGGTGAGATCTTCCGTCACGTAGAGGGTCCCGTCTGTCTGGGTAGCCAACTTCTTGGCCAGACAAAGCTTGTTGTACCCGGTAGCGACCGTGATGGACTGGTAGTTGGTACTGCCGCCAATACCCGAAACCACCACACCGCTGACTGAAGTACCCAACGCATCGATAATCGCATTGTGCAGGTAGGTCATGGTGAAGCTTGATTCCGAGAAGACCGTGTTGATGGTGGCGACCAGGGTAGCCCGCATCTGGTCTTGGATGGTCTGGGAAGCCAGTACTGCGCTCTCCACATAGAGCGTCACTGTCAGCGACTGTTCGGAGTCGATAGACGCCGTGGTGCTGGCACTGGTCATGATCTTGGTGGTGCCGATCGCTGAGAGCGGGTAGTAGTAGATCTGAGTCTTCTCGAGCAGACGCTCCTCGAGGTCTTCCAGGTCATTCACCACCCAGTCGGTGATCGTAGCAGAGATCTCCTCGCGATAGGCCAGGTAGTCCGTGTCAGTCACGAAGTACATCTTACCATCCACCACCAGCAGATCCAGGTTGTAGCTGGAACGAATGGCATCGACTTCCAAGGGGTTGCCGCTGGAGTCCAGGACCGTATCGCCTTCCAGATGCTCATATTCCTGGTTACCTTCGTCGTCATAGACGTAGTCACCCTTGCTGTAAAGCTTGGTGTACGTGGGTACGCCAGTCGACATATCCAGGATGGAGCCCGTGTCGGTATCCGTGCTGTAGTAGTCCTGAGCGTAGACCTTCGGGATGTTCTTGGTATAGGTCTGGTACGTCGCACCCGCCACAGCCGGACGACAACGTGTCCAGAGGTTGCTCAGGGCTTGACCGATGGTGACCGTAAAGGTCTCCTGCGTATTACCCGCCACGCCGGTGGGTAGCTGGAACTTGCCCAGCAAAGCGTCCGTTTCATCGGCGATATAAGCCGTGGTCAGGGAGGTGGTCGCGTGGAACAGGTTCATGGTGAAGGAGATCGGGACATAGAGCCCGACAGTATCCTCGTCCACCGAGAGCGTACTGATGTAGATCTGGTCATCACCGTTCACATCGTAGTTCGTCTCCAGAACGAACTCAAAGATGCGTTCATCGTCATCGGTCGTCCCTGTCATGGTACCCAGGACATACCCCGTCGTCGCAGTGTCCGTGTTCGGGAGATATCCTGAGATCCCCAGCTGAGCGAAGACCATGCTGTCTGCGACCTGCTGGTAGTTGTTACCCGAGGAGGTGGTCACCACGATCTTGAAGCCGGTCGACTCCTTGGTGATGGTGTACTCATCGGTATTGACGGGCATTTGGAGGGTCTGGTTCTGTCGAATGATCGACAGATCCGAGATTGTCGGGTTGTCCAGATCGTACGCTCTGATCTCCGGAACATCCTCAGAGACATCCAACACGTAGTAGAACGGGTTGTAGACGTAGCTGGTTGCGTTGACAGTCGAGATCAGGGTCGTGCGGTTCAACGCCTCGATATCGTCGATATCCGACTGGTCGATCAGCGTGGCCACACCGTTGTCCATACTGAACAGATTGTAGGACAGGAACGTGGCGCGGCGGTCATTGATCTTGACGTTCGTGTAATTCTTGAGAGCATCCAGGTCGGCAGTATAGGAGATCATGCCCATGTTGGCTGGGGTATTGATGTCCGCGTTCGTCGGGGTCGGGAGACTCTGGGTCGCCAGGAAGATACGGTTTGTCAGAGCATCCACGTTCGGGACCAGCGTAAAGCCAGCCTTCGAGATCTCAGAGGCCGCTTCCACGTTGGTGATCGGGATCTGCCGGGGTCCTGCCACGTGGTTGATGACCTGATCCCTGAGAGTGTCGAAGTCAATTGCCGCTGTACCCCCGGTGATCTCACCCGAGCTGTACGCGTTCAGGGACAGGTTGGCCCACTGGTTGGTGTATACATTCAGGTCACGGGTACTGTCGATAGCCCGGATGCTCAGCTTGAACGAATCAACCGTATAGGTCGAGAGGTCCTCAGTGATCTCCCCCAGGGTCGTGTAGATGTCCACCCGCAACACGCCCGAGATCGAACCATTCGAGACGTATATATAAGGAATAGAGACATTCAGAGTTCCTGTGGTAGACCCCTCTGCTGGGTCCGATACCGTCAGAACCACCGTTGGGGTGCCTGAGTCAAAGACCTGGTCACTGTGGGTCGTAGCCACTTCGACCCATTCCGTACCCGTCGCTGAGTTCTGATAGAAGGCACGAGCATATACGAAGTAGTTCGTGTAGCTATAATCCACCGAGAAGATCGTCGAGGCACTGATGGTCGTCTGACTGCTGGTCAGCGTCATTTGTTTCATATCCACGGTAAAGTTCACATACTGAACCTATACGGAATGATCAGCTGGCTCAGCGTGGTGATCGGCGATGTGTACGTCGAGTCGTAGCTGATCTGCACCACCCCGTTGTCATAGCGTCGAATGACGATCGGGTACTCATTGGTCAGGACGTATCCGTCCACCGTGACATAGCTGTCTCGAGGGATGATACCCTTGTAGGCACCTTCTGACTCATCGTAGACCAGCTTATTGATCAGCTCATTCACTTCCAGCATGATCGTCACGGGAGCAGTGCCCGGTGTCGCAAAGCGACCCAGGTAGTCCGAGTCCGTCATGTGGTGGTAGAGTTCTTCCTGGGTCTGCGCCATCTTGGCGTAGGCCGCCCTCAGGTTGACGATGTTGGTATTCACCGCCACAGAGGTCGATACCGCGCTCATCTCCAGCAGCAGAATGAAAGGGTTGGTGGGATCCACGATATCCACCGCTCCGTCCAGGAGCTCGTCGATGTAGTCCACCATGGTGTCCACGATCTTGACGGGAGACGTCTTGTAGGTGTCGATGTTATCGTAGAGGGTCTGCATGCTGACAGATCCGCTGGTAAGCTCCGTCATTGACGTGTCCTTTATTCTGATTCGGTTGAATTGGCTATATCGACGTCAGGGTAGGCCTGGCTATACGTCGTCAACAGAGCAAGGGTTCGACTGCTGTATAGGGACTGCGGCACCCACCACTGGAGCTGATAGGTATCAGGATCAATCCGAGGATACCCGCGATTGTTAAACAACTGCCGGAGATGGGCGGGAACCTGAATCATGTCGCTTTCAAGGTTATCGTCCTTCATACTGGCATTGAACATCTGGACGGTTTGGTTGAACTCAGAGAGCAGGATGGGGTCAAAGACCTCGAACCCCGTGCACTGGAACCGAACTGTCAGTTCTTTGTTCTGCTCGGAGAAAGGTCTCTCCTTGTTATAGTCACCGAACGTACCGACCGGGATGGAGATCGGTATTGCCGGGCCTGTGGACAGGATCTTGGTGACTTTGTTCTTTCTGGAGTCCAACACCAGACGGTAAATCCGGGTGTGGTAGTCGATCCGATTCGAGGCCAGCATGTCTGGGTAGGGCATCATCGTCCCTTCGAAGACACAGTCTCCGTAGGTCTGCCATACGTAGAACATGTAGATGATCGGATCAGAGACCGTGTTCCGGAAGGTCGCATCCAGGGTGTAAGTCCCAAAGTTCTGTACGGGACCATCATACATGGAGACCGCTTCTTCCACGATCCCTGGTTTACTGGTGTAAACCGGACTGACCGTATCAGGCCAGCCCGATATGGAAGTGAGGTTATTGGTCAGAATGGGAATGAATGCCATATCTGGGTCCGTCAGTGGACAGGTGATCGGTGCGATACTCTGCTTATTGAACGTATAGCCTGCCTGTAGCCGAGGATCCAGCAGAGTTCTGATGACCCGATGGATGGACACGTCAGAGTAATCCGCCATCAACGGCATCAGTCTCCGAACGTTTCGAATGTTGTCAGCCTGCAGATTCAGCTGAGGACGTACAAAAAAAGTATAGCCTTGCTGTTCCCTATTACTGATAACCGCAGTCGGCATCTGCTGATGGTTAATGCCGTAGAGATTGTTACCTACGGCCTTATCTAATGAACCGACTGAAGTTGTCTGAAAAATGTCGTCGATCGATATCGACGATATTGTATTATCAGCCATTGATTTTTTTACCTCCCACACTAGGAGTTTGATGTGGATCCGATAAGCGCAACGATCGCCACGGCTGGTGCCGTTCATGGTGCCGCCATGGCGGCTGCCAAGTATGCTGACGCTGCCAAAAAGGGCGCGGCATTTGTTCGAGACACATCCCTCACCGATGTGACGAGTCTGGCACGGGTCGAACCCCTGACCATACTATCGAACGACCTGGTGAATTTTGAAAACACCAAAGACATTCTGATGACACTGAATTCTCTGTTTGCGGGATACTACCTGCAAGCTGTGAATCTCTCCATGCGTCTGAAGGACGTCGAGAATGTTCGACTCCTGGACCGACTGAACCCGAACCGTGACGGTAGCGGCTGGATGCTGGAAGGTTCCATTCGCGGGAAGAAGGCGGCTACCGAGGGTTTCGGAAACCCGGTGATCGAGGTTGAAGCCCGTCACATCACCTTTGAAGACATGAAGTACCGACTCCCGACGACCAATCGTCCGTCGGTGTCCATGGAAGCAGATGGTGGCGATCTGAACCTCGAGATCTCCTCCAATCTGTCGATCGGCAAGGTCATCAACCTGGAACTCCAGGTGGAAGGCGCCGATGGCAAGGTCAAAACCACGACCATGCCGGTGAGCATTCGTCTGATGGTGACCCCTGCCTCTGCCGCAGTCGTCGAGACCATCTTCACCTACGGCAAGGGTGAAGAGCTGACCCTCAAGGATCGCTTTCAGTCCTGGCAGGCAGGCCGTATCGAGTTCTGGCGTGATCTGGTGTTCGCTCAGGACTTGATCGAAAACTACAACAAAGCGCTGATCTCCGACAGCTCCAATGTCCTGGCAGAGATCGGTCGCCGCCGCACCAACGCCAAGAAGTGGGGTGCTCTGACTGCCAATCCGTCTCTGGCATCGGCATCCACCCTGGTGGTTATGTCCGAAGTCATCGCCAAGTCCATCGAACAGAAGGTCCGTGGCAAGTGGAGCAATGCGGGTGTCCGCAAGCATCTCTTCTCCCAGACTGGCTCGATGGTGGTGGCGATCGTGGACCGTGAGTGGGGCCAGGTGACGTTCTACGTCCGTGGCGCTGAACGCGGCACCAGTCTGACCTTCAAGGAAATCCAGAGCAAGAATAAGGGCGGCGGCCCGGATGTGATGGACATCTTCAAAACCCTCCTGTCCGGCGGCGCACCGACGTTCTAAGCCCTTATATAAGGAATACCCATGTCCTCGATTCTGGATTTCTTCAAGTCTCTGCTGCCGCGCGTCGAGAAAGACGACGTGATGGACAGCATCCTCGCCGTGGACGATCTTCTCGAGAAGATCGTCATTCCCGCCTACCGCCAGATGGTCCCGGTCTTCAGCGATGGTTTCAAGTCCAAGGAAGCCAAGACAGTCAATGACTTCTTCCTGAAGGAACTTGGAATTCGTGGTGCCAAGACCTTCCTGCCGAAGTTTGCTGAACACTTGGAGTTCATGCACAACAATCTGGATGTCCTTAAGAAGGAAGTCCAGGCTGAACTCGGTCGTGACGTGGTCGTCGATGGTGCCACCTCCCGGAAGATCATGCTGATCCGCGTGGTCAGCAACTTCGAGTTCTGTGCCAACAGCGCTCTGGCCCTGACCAACTACCTCCTGTCGGCTGAGAAAGCTGAGATCGACGGCGGTGATGTCATGAAGGACCTGAACCCGATGGAGGTCCGTGAAGTCGTCGACGCTTCCTTCAACCTGGCCAAGCTGGTGCCGGCCTACGGTGTTCCCAGCGACAAGTTCCAGAAAATCCTTGACGGTGCCATCGACGTGCATCTGAGCAAGAATGACCAGACCAGCGAGAACCTCTATCGCGAGACCGAGCTGGATCCCATCACACCGCCGGGTCTCAAGAACTTTCGTGGCAATCCGATCTACATGGTTCGGATGTCCGTCTCCGAGTGGCGGAAGCGCCGGTATGACGCTGCTAAGGATCGGAAGAAACTCCTGGAGCTCCGTATCCTGGATCTCGAACAGCTCCGTGAAGGTTCCAGCAACCCAGCCCTCGAGAAGGAAATCACCTTCTGGCAGGGTAAGGTCTCCAAGCTGGAGAAGTACATTCGCGAGCAGGAAGAGGTCCTCGACTAATGGCCACCCAGTACCCCATCCTCCAGTCGGGGTTTCTGTCCTACCCCACTGACGACCTGGTATTCCCGGAGACCGAGGGTAAAAACCTCGGTGTGGCGATCCTGATGAAGGATTACCTGACCCCCAAGTCAACGGGTTTCTTTAACAAGCCGGTGGAGATGCTCTACGAGGATTCCCTCCGTACCCCGGCGTTGGTGAATGACTTTGACTTCCAGGAGCGCATCATCAAGGCCGCCTCGGCGGCTTTCGGTGCACCTGTGATTACCGACTGGCTAGCCCTTCAGGTGAACACCCCGTCAGTGACGATCCAGCACCGCAACTTCCTGCTGGATACCCTGAACTATGTATCGGGTCAGGGTCGTCGTATGGATCCGGCACTCTGGTTTCCGCTACTGAGTTCGGGTAACGTCGGCCCCGGTGTGTCGATCATGGCAGCGAAGTACTTCATCGCCGATGATGGCGGGTATGCCCTCCCTCAGAGCAAGGGCGGGTTCCTCGCCCATTGGCTTGGACAACCCGGCGGTACGCAGGATCTCCTGACGAGCCTGCGTATCATCTTTGGCAAACGTCGCAAAGTGGTGGGGTGATCCCGTGAGAAAGTCGTTCTTTACGCCAACCCCCGCGCTAGAGGACCTGGAGCTCGAGCAAGTCATCCGGTCGGAAGACCTGGCTGAGAAGACCTCGGACTTCACGGAAATCTACACGGACAAGAAGGTGGAAGAACAGCAGGAAGAAGACGATACGTCAGAGGACTCTTCGGTGTCATCCGAAGAGTCCTCTGATTCCGTTGATGAGACTGCTGAGTCTGACACCGATACATCAACCGACAAGGATGAGGAGTCTGACGAGGCTCCGATCGACATCCCTGATGAGGTCTCCGCAGAGTCCCTGAGGTACCTGTCAAAGACGCGCGGGCTTCTGAGCGTGTCGAATGAAGGACTGTTGGGTGATGGTGGAGGTGTCGAAGGGAGCGCTGCTGATGCCGTATCGACGGTTGAAAACATCGTGGCCATGTCGGCTTACCTGGCTATCTTTGGCATCAAGGCCACAGCTCAGGCGATCACTCGACTGACTAAGCTGGTCTTCAAGGGCGTGCTGTACATCTTCGGTCGTCTGGGGTACGCCATGGCTGTCTCCATGACGGCACTGGAACAGACCATCCGTCGTCAGAAGGAAAGCTTCAGTAGACTGGAAGACCGAATCGCTGAAGCCAGGAAGGCCCTGGAGGCCGTGGAGGTCCCTGAGGGGGACCTGACGGGGGACTTTGGGAATGTCAAGGTTCTCAACCGGCTGAAGATCAAGGGTGAGGTCAACCTGCTCCAGAGCCTGCCGCAGGCTACTGCCTTTGTGAACCAGACGTTTGATGGGATCAGTAAGAGCGTCAGAGCCGATCTCCAGAGCATTCGGTACCTGATCGAACTGTTTAAGGACGGGACGATCTCTAACGCCCCGAAGGCCATGGTCATCTCGACCCATATCCCCGGGTTGGTGGAAGGTACCGTAGCTGGGTATGACCAATACGACGAGACCGTCACACCCTTCCGACTGAACCGTACCCTACCGGGCGACATCGTTCTGGCTGGGTTCTTCCCCAGACAGGACCTAGAAGACATCTCGTTGACGGCAAAGGCCTACAACAACAGCATGCTCTTCCTGGCGATCGACAAGGAAGACTACCAAGAAGTGCTGACCACGCCCTTCCTGTCAAAGGAGGATCTCTCCAAGATCCTCGACCTTCTGGAGGAACTCCGCGAAGCAGGTGTCAAGCACCAGGTGTTCTACGAAGACCTCAAAGACCAGAAGCTCAAACTCCGGTATGTCTATCATCGGTACTTCGAAGACATCACCAAGAAGCAGAAGAAGGTGTCGATCTCGGACTCCCTGGCCGAGTACGTCTACCTGCGCAACAACTTCATCGACCGTGTGTATCTACCCGGTGCCATGGATACCCACACGTACATCGTACGTCTGATTACGTCCACACTGACGTTCGTCGAGAAGAACCTCAAGGCATTTTAAGTACTTATAGTTTAGAACAAGTGCTTTGAGGTGCGATATCGCCCGCTAACCCCGGGCGAGGTTGCTCAACTATCTTTTGGGATGCTCATTCATCGGGTGCAAGGCCGGCACGAGAGCATACCTGGGAGTGGCTCACCCAAGAGCTAACAATCGATTGTTACCATTCAAGCTGGAGTGCTTATATGTCCCGCAACAAGTTTTTCTCTCTCGAAGCCGAAGATCTGGAAGTTCAGGAAGAAACGCCGGTGGATGATTCCGAGATCCTGGAATCCGCTGGTGAAATTCAGGACGCCGACGACGAAGCTGCTGAAATGTCGGATGAGATCGACGATGTCGTGGAAATGTCTGACGCCGCTGGTGAGTCCGTTGACACGCTGACCGATACTGCCGACACGATGGCGGAAACCCTGGATGACGGCGGCGAAGGCATGGACGAAACCACTGCCAAGCTGGCCGAAGTCACGATCGAATCGATCAAGACCCGCCTGAAGTACGCTGGCCGCGCTGGCCGCGTGCCGTCCATGGAAAACTTCGCCAACCCGAAGAGCCGCCGCGAAGCGACCCGTCTGGCCCTGGAAGAAGTCGGTGACTTCGTCAAGAAGGTCATCGAACAGCTGAAGCAGATCATCGCCAAGGTCATGGCGAAGCTGAAAGCGTTCTTCGCGAACCTCGGCCCGAACCTGGCCAAACTTCAGAAGCATCTCGAGTTGCTGAAGAGCAAAGCCAAGACCATCGCTCCTGAAACCAAGCCGAAGAGCGAAACCATCACCAAGGGCAGCGTGCTGCGCGCCTTCAGCGTCGACGGCAAGTGCGACGTGGTCACCATCAAGGAAATCGCCCAGAACCAGGCCGACCTGGTGAAGGCTTCCCAGAACGTGGCCACCAAGATTGCCAGCGTGGAAGATCTCATCGGGAAGTCCGACGAGATTGCCAAAGCCATGATGGTGGATGGAAAGACGACCTTCGGTCCTCTCTTCGGCGGTCGCGACCTGGAAGTCGGCATCGAAGATGCCATCTTCTCGATCTCGTTCAAGGAAACGGAAAAGGTGGCAGAGTCCATGCCGGCCCTGAAGCCGGGTGAGATCGTTCCCTTCATCGAAGAGATCGAGAAGTTCGTCGCCGAAGCCATGAAGGCTGCCGACGAGAACAAGCTCGCTCAGAAGGCGTTCGACAAGATCCTCAAGGAAGTGGATTCCGAGGGCAAGGATGTCGACAAGAAGCTGGCTGCTCAGGGCGAAGCCGGCACTGCCTCCCGCGAGACCTTCAAGAAGCGTTTCGCAGTTGCTCGCAGCCTGGTGACCTCCGCCGGTACTCTGATGGGCAGCGCTTGCTCTCAGAACTACAGCGTGGTCAAGGCTGCCAGCGACTACGCTTCCGCCTGCATCAGCAACCTTGGCGATGCCAAGGAAGCGAAGGAAGCTCCGGGTGAAGGCGAAGGCGTCGCTGCCTAAGTTGTGAATTGAGACTAGGATACACCCGGGGAGACCCGGGTGTATCCTATGTCTTTTTGTTAGGTGAGGCCTCAATAGGTTAGTACGACCTGGAGAGACATGATGTCAATTGACATAGGGGCTGCTGCTGTCGAAGAAGCAGTGCAAGACGACGGGCTCGGGAATGTAGTCCCAACTCCCATCGTGATACGCCTCGTGAGGTCTTTAGGGCCGTGGGTGATCCGCCGTTTGGAATCCAGAGCGTTCATGCACAAACTGGTAAACAGCGACACCATGACGTTCCCTGTACCGACAAATGACGAGTACCTGCTGCTCCTCAGGAAGAACCTGATGACCAGGACGTCAATGAAACGGATAGACGCCGAAATGCTCATCATGAAGCTGATCATCCGAATACTTGAATTTTCAGGTTATCATGTGAACCTGAAAGAGGGCAGGTTCGGTGTACTGTTGTATGTGACTTCCATACGTTTCACTCGCTGAGCTTCGGTACGGACACCTTCTTCGGAGGGTGTCCGTACTGATTGTTGTCTGGTGGGCTTCATGCTATGACCTTATCTGCGTACAGGACGTCGTCATGCCTATTGCGAATTACAAGCCGACCACCACCTTCCCTGAGAACCTGAACACTCCGAAGACGGCGCCGGATGAGTACAAGGGTGTGGTGGTTGATGACAAGTACCACAACCTACAGAGTCTCACAGCCTATGTTGAGGGATATGCCCAGACGATCGACTACTATGGTCAGATCCTGGGTGAGCACAACGATGCTCGTGAGTTGGATCCTGCCCAGGCAGCGACCTACCAGCCCTACCAGAAGGTCATCGGGTTGGATGTCCGGGTAGAGACCCCCCTGGAGTTCAACTACGATGACAACACAGCCCTGAGTAACGTCACCGGCAGTGCCACGATGATGCCGGGGATCATCCCGAACGCTTACGACTACTTTGTGGTCAAGACGACCCGGGGTACCCCTGCGTTGTTCCGGGTGACCGATGTCACCCGTCTCTCCATGAACCGGGACAGTCTGTACCAGATTGACTACGCCATGGTGGGATACGCCAACACGGGTGACCCGAAGGCTTGGGTTGACAACCTCAATACGAAGGTCCAGAAGACCTACTACTTTCGGAGTGATCGGCTGATCGAGGGCTTTAGTCCTCTGGTGAAAGAGCAGGAGAACAAGTACATCGATGACCTGTACAAGCAGTATGGGGACATCATGACGTATTACTTCAGCGTCTTCTTCAACCGTCAGACCAAGACACTGCTGGTTCCTGGCCAGGATGGTCGGGCTTACGACAGCTTTTTGATGTCGATGTTCCTCTCCATCGTGAATGTTTCCGATGCTGCTGAGATCCAGGAGTGTCGGATCCTGGGTAATGACCAGGACCCTTACATGTTACAGCCCCAGTTCTGGAAGCTACTACAGTCCCGCAACCCCGTGTATGTATCGGCCTGCAACAAGACCATGATGCTGGCACGCCGCGAAGAGTTCAACCGGGACAAGTACATCCTGGGCGCGGGCTGGTACATGGTGAACTACTTCGTCTACCCGAGCACGGGGGATGAGTCGACCAGACTGCCGGGTGACCCGGGTCTTAAGGAGTGGCTGTACGATTTTGTCGACAGTACTGGGGACGATACGACGTTCTTTGGGACGACGGACAACAACTTCACCACCGAGGACGGGACGGTCATTCTCTACAAGAAGGTTCTGGAGGATACCTACTACGTCCTGAGTGAAGCCTTCTACACCCAAAGCGACAGTCAGTGTCTCCTGGAAAGTCTCGTATGGACCTACCTGAATGGCGAAGCCGTCAATCTGTCCCAGCTGTACGCCCTGACCGCAGCTTTCTATAAGCTCCCCAGGTTGGAACAGTTCTACTACGCGCCTATCCTGCTGACCCTGATCCAGGATACTCGCCGGACACAATACACTTGAGGGACCTATGGCTAACGTCTATAAGAGACCCAAGGTCAAACTGACTACCTGCGAACACATCTGGGGCTGGTATTACAAAATCAAAGCCCCAGCCCTCTCCTCCCGGACCATTGAGGACGTCAAGAGGAGAGGTGTGCTATTGACGGGTAACCGTAAGCTGGATGCCGAGTTGGTCGATGCTTTCGAGTTGCAGAACAAGACCATCGACCAGATGGTGGAGTACTACCGCAGGGGTGTACCGTTCTCCATTGTAAAGGTTGACGACACCAAGGCAATCTACGATGTGGTGCAAGAACACCTTTTGGCCTGGAAGGAAGCGCTGGCCACGATGTTCAACGTCAGGAACGCTCCCTTGGATGACCTGGTCCTTATGGACCAGTTCGCGACAGACATCTACGCCTACGCCAGGGATGTTGGAGGTAAACGGATGCTGACACAGGGTGTCCACACGGCCTACGAGGGTGCTCAGCGGATCAACATGAGTAACTTCTTTGATCCGAAGAAGCTACAGCGTGCAGGTATGGGTAATGTTCCCGGTATCTCCAGTAGCAATACCCAGCCACCCCGGATGCCGGACCGAGACCCGCTCATGGACTTCTTCAAGACCGGTATCTCCAACGTTCAAAATAAAGAAGCAACGGAGCCGAAATACAATACGGCCCCCACAGCCGGGATGTTCAGGAACTTCGACGAATGAGTATCGAGAACTTCAAGACCTCACCGATCTACGCCTCGGTGAATCCGATCATGCAGTCCTCATCCAAACCAGTCCGTACCCGCCTATCCGCGATACTGAGCACTTCGTCGCTCGATTACACCATCTTGAACATCGAGTCCGTGAATGTATTTCGGGACTATGCCTCCTCCATTACGGACCATACTCAGATCCGTATCAACGTCCCCTGGGGTGATTACGTCTACTTGATCTATCCAAACCGTCATAACCTGGAGCTCACTCTAAGTAAGACGGTTCTGAATGAGTCAGGGGACTCCTCTTCGGGGGACTCCTCAGTGACGGAAACGGTCTACAAGGTCACTTTCGATCCAACCAATCCGAACTTCGTGGGGACAGAGATCGGAAGTCGCAAGCAGTCTGACCTGAACAACAGCACTCTGGTGTCTGTCTCCCTCCAGCTTCTAGATCGTCGCGTCGAGGCATTTCGCTTCAAGATGGTCGATGGGGTCTACCGTGGAGCCACGGCGAAACAGCTGATCAGCGCACTATTACTGGGTCAGGCTCAGAAGGTACAGATCTCGGGCACTCCCTCGGCAGACGGTATCGATCTGGTCGAGCCAGACAACACAACCGTCTTCACTCAGGCGGTGTTTCCGTCAGGGACACGGGCGATCCGTGTCCCTACGTACATCCAGGAGCGTATCGGCGGGGTGTATAAGAACGCTATCGGTACGTACTTCCAGACATACAACGACTTAGGCCTCTGGTTCGTGTACCCGCTCTACGACCATACCCGGTTTGATAATAACACCGGGCGGGATGTGGTGACCTTCTATGCCACACCCAAGCAGATCACCACGGGTATGGAACGAACCTACCTGGCTGATGCCAGCTCTCTGAGTATTGCAGTTACGGCTGAAAGGCTGTATTTTAGTGTGGACGACATCACTCAGATGAATGAGGGCGTCGGATTTCGTATGGTGGACCAGACTGCGTTCACCACCAAACCCGCCACATTCGACAACAACGAGCCTGTAGCCTCACGCGCTAACCTGAATCGAGAGGTATCATTCATTAGTCGCGATGACGGACTCACCAACTCACCAGTGGTGAATGACTACAGTACCAACCCCTATTCGCAGCTATCCAAGATCGCCGCCAGACAGACGGCGATTGTGCGACTCACCTGGGAGAATGCCAACCCAGACCTGCTGTACCCCGGTATGCCTGCCAAGTATGTCTTTATGCAGGGTGAAAACCTGGTCGAGATCAAAGGAACTGTCCAGACCGTGGAGATCGCCACTGTCATGCAGAGTAATACCCTCTCCAATACGCTGTACCTTACTAATTGTATCGTAACGCTGGCCACTGAGGTGACTACCTTTGTGCCCGATTACGAAGACCAAGGGGTCGCTTCATGATCAACCGTATCTTTCAAACTCACCGTCACCGTCGCAGTAGTATCTCGACGACGACCGAAGAACTCCTGCCCAAGGAAGAGCAGATCCAGTTCAGTAAATCCGCAGTAGAGAAGGCCAAAGACGAGTTCATCGCTCGTGAAGAGTCCGTTCTCCAAGAAGAATCCCTCGATGCAGATCCGATCGATGAATCCGACGCATCCGAAACCGAAGAGGAAGTTGTGGAAACTACCCTCGAGGATACATCCAGCGAACTCAGTACCACTGAAGAAGATCTTCCTGAGGTGGTTGAAAAGACTGATTCGAACGAGCCGGTCATTTACCAGACCGAGGAAGAGGAGCTGGCCCAGCTCCAGGCCGAGATTGACGCCATGGACCCCGACAGTAAGGCAGGTAATACGGAAGGTTAAGTATCCTTTGACCTTTCGACTCCTTATATAAGGAACCCCTCATGGCTCAATCTGTAGTGATCCCTACCGTAGAGATCGAACGACTCATTGAGTTGGTCGATGAAGCGTTCTACGCGTATTCGGACATACGGGTCGGCACCACGCAAATCACCACGAAATTCATCCCAGGTCGCGTGTATACGCGACTTGGGTTTGAAATTCAGACTGTGATTGCCGGTGCCTATCTCCGTGTACGCTCGTACATCACGGGCTTTGCCGAACTTCCTGACTTCACGCCTTACCGTCTGGAGCAGATCCAGAACAAAGCGCCAGGGCCTGAGGATGAAGTCCATGTCTGCTACGTTACCCTCCCCAGGGCCTTCTTCCCAGTCCTGTCCAGAGTCCCTTATGAGGACATCTACCAGGAAGAGGATACGGAGTATCTGGAGCGAGAGACCGGTGATGAGTACATCGAAACCGAGTTCAGCGAGGCTATTGAGCTGGAATCAGATGACGATAGCGGGAATGACGACGCTCTGGTGACCGCAGTACAAACCATCGCGCGACCATACTCCTGGTACCGACTGGACGACCTCTCCACGGGGTCAGTGATGTCGGACTCCTCGGGTAATGGAAACGATGGCTCGTACATGGCGACCGCTGAAAGCGGTACAGCGATCAGCAATGCGTTGAAATCCTACAAACCTCAAGGTCAGACGAACCTGGGCGGCTTTACGCTACCCGGTACCCTATGGACCCAAGGTGCCTCTGAGACGAATGGTTGGATTGTCTCGGTGTTCCTGGCCAAGGCGGCATCCGTTACCGCGGGTACGACTGCCCGCTTCCTCTGGGGGTCTGTTGCGACAAATGGGACTGGCATCACGTCGGGTGCGTTCACCCAGGACGGACTCATGGTCTATAACCCTAGTGGGACGGTCACGGCATACGCCAGCCTCCCTCGTCAGGATGCCGTAGTAACCGACGAGGAAGTCCATATGTACTCCCTGGCCTACCGTCCTAGCGCTACGGGAAGGACTCAGTACCAGGCGTACCTGGACGGCGTGGCTGTAACAACCTACAGTTCTGATTCGACCGTGACGCCCATTGCGGCTACGGCGGATATCCGAGGCGGCTCACCGAACATCAACGGTACCGTCTACGGTAACGACTTCCGCATGGCTGAACTGATCTCGATCCCGGGATACAGCAGCGATAGCGAAGAAGCGTCGGCTCTGCTTCAGCTGTACTACATGCTGAAATTGAGCTAATATAACAAGCTGTACGAGCATATCGGAGTAGGTTATGGATCAGATCGTGAGCACGAGTCAGTTGGACGCTGTGCAGTCCGGGGATTTACTGGCGTGGAGCGACACGTCTCATTGGAACGACACCGAGACCGATTGGTGGGGTCGTTTGATCCTGATGATCGTCCGTGGGTTTACTTTCTCGGAGTACGGCCATGTCGGGATTGCTTACCGGAACGAAGAAGGACTCTACGTTCTGGAAGCGACACAGCCGTATATCCGGTTTACCCGGATCATCGAAGGTAGCGTCTTCTACCATCTCCCCATGGGGATCGAATGGCAGGAGTCTTACCTTGACATCCTGAAAGAGAAGATTGGAACACGCTATTCGGTACTTGACGCTATCCGGGGATACCTGGGGATGGCGGTTGATGACAACAACCGGTGGCAGTGTGTCGAACTGTCAAACTACTCTTACCTGAAAATGGGGATTGACCTCAAGGTCGGGCGTCTGACCCCCTCGAACATTGTTAAGGCGGCCCTTCTGTGGTCCAAGAAGGGCCTCTTCCTGATCAACACAGAAGGCGAAGAATTCAATGGCTGATTACGTTTATGAGGAAGACCTCACCGGCACCAGTCCGGACAATCTGGTCACAGACGAGGTCATCACTCTGAGTTCGGCCTCGAACCGTGCGGTGGTCCCGGCCTACGGCCCGGTCTACACCGACTCGTTCGTGATGTATGATGACTCCACGAACACCCTGCTGGTGCGGGATACGGACTACATCTTCGTACAGATGTTCCAGGAAGGCACCATCAAGACCGGCCTGGAGATCGCCTCCATGGCGATCGTCACCAACACCTCCGTCAGTGACCGTGTACGTATCACGTACCAAGTGCTGGGCGGTGCGTACATGCAGAGCATCACTTCGATCGCCAACATGTACGAGACCATCATGACGGACGACCGTCCGGTGGCCTGGGAGAATGTGGTTGACAAGTGGAGCTTTTACCCCCCGTCACTGCACAATCATTTGCTACTGGACATCAAGGGCTTCGAACCGGTCATCTACGCCCTGGAACGGGTCAAGGATGCTATCGTCCTGACGAACATCCCGGCCTTTCAGGCGATCTCAGACTGGAACATCTCCCAGTTCGAGACGCAGGATGCTCTGATCGCCAGTGTCCAGAACGGCTTTGCCGACACATTGTTGGCACATACGCTGAACTATTCGAACCCTCATGGGGTATCTCCGAGTCAAATCGGAGCATACACCACTGCAGAGGTCGATACGCTTTTGGGGACATATCTCCCCAAGACCGGCGGGGCGATGTCCGGCCGGATCGACGGTGCGAACCTTCCGGTGGGGAAAGGTTCGGATCTAGATACATACATGGGTGGAATGAACTTCCAGTCAAGTCACGCGACACTCATGGCTGGTTGTTCCTTTACCCATACCACCAACGGTTACAGTGTAGGAGTGGGTATCGATGCGAATGGTGTATTTGGTTGGGGTGGCTGGGACACAGGTGTGCTGTCCCTCTATCAACAGTCGAACGGAGATCTGACGATCGTGGGCAACCTGACCGAACTCTCCGACCGCCGCCTGAAGCAGGATATCGTCGAGGCCGATGGTGGCCTTGATCTGATGCGACAGGTCAAAATCTACGACTTCACGTACAATGACAATCCGGTAAACGGCGCCCTCAAGGGCGAACGCCGGCGTGGTGTCATGGCCGATGAATTGATCTCTCAGCGTCCTGAGATGGTCAAGAACACGGTCAAGGTATCTCCGAATGCCGACACCTACAACACTGTGGTCTACACGGCCTTCATCCCGGAGCTGATTCTTGCGCTTCAGGAAGTGGACGAGACCGTGCAAGCCGTGGTGGCCGAGAATACCGCACTGAAGGCATCTCTGGAAAACGTCAGCGGTTTCCTGTACAGCCTCTGCGGTGAACTGGGTCTGGAAATCCCGGAATTCCTGATTCCGGCTGCTGACGAAGCCATCGACCTCGAGAAGGTCGATGACGAAACCCCGGCAGACTCGTCCGACACCTCGTCGGACGATACGTCCACGGACGACGACAGCAGCGACATCAACACCGGCGATGACACCAGCTCCGAAGACGATACCTCGTCGGACGACAGTGACGTGACTGGCGACGATACCACGGTTCCGGCTGATGATACCGGCACCGAAAGCGACACCTCGTCAGACAGTGCCGACGCAACCGGCGACGACAGCAGTTCGTCGGATGACTCGGCTGACGATACCTCGGCTGAAGAGCCGGCAACGGACGATACCAGCACTGACGACAACTCCGCTGACGCCGGTACGGCCGATGAGTCTGGTGATTCAGCAGCTTCGGATGACTCGACCTCGACCGACGAGTCCAGCTCGGACGAAACCCCGGCAACGGACGATACCGGCAGCGAGTCGTCGGATTCGTCCGACGAAGTCCCGGCTGACGACTCCTCGTCGGAATCCACTGACAGTTCCACCGACGCCGAAGTGCCGGCCGATGAGTCCTCCTCCGAGGATGAGTCCGACGCCACCGATACCGGTGCCGATGCGAATTTGGATGGTGACACTGGTGACGAAGCTCCGGCTGACGACACCGGCAGCGATACCTCGACTGACGAAAGCGCCACGGATGATTCGACCTCGGTCGATGACACCGCCGCTGACGAGTCGAGCGATGAATCCAGCGACGAGACGGCTTCGGATGACTCGGCTTCGACCGAGGATACCCAGGCTGATGAGTCGTCGGATGAGGCAGATGCATCGACCACCGATGCGACCGATGACACCTCTGCTGCCGAGGCCTCTGATGGGGCTACCGACGACAGCGCCAGTGAGTCCGCTGACGAATCCTCCTCGGAGGAGTCTGCTGCCGGCGACGATACGGGTGCTGCTGACGAGACAGCGGAGACTTCCACCTCCGATGAGGCAACTGCCTCTGAAGAGCCCTCCACCACTTCCGAAGACACTGCGGCCAGCGACAGCGATGTGACGGATGATTCGGCTTCGACCGACTCCAGTGCTGAAACGCCCACCGAAGACACCTCCTCGGAACCTGCTGCTGATGCGTCGACTGCCGACGAGACGACCGACACTTCCTCGGAAGAACCGGCTGCCTCCGACGAGACGGCGACTGAAAGCGAACCCGCTGCGGATGACTCAGCCTCGGCTGAGGAGACCCCGGCGGACGATACGGAAGCTTCTGACTCCGACGCGACGGTGTCTGAGGACGACTCGACGGCGGAAGCCGCTGACGACTCTTCGGAATCGACGGCTGACGAGACGGCGACCGAATCCACCGAAAGCGATGCGACGGTGGATGACTCGGCTTCGGAGACTTCCGAGGCTGAAACGACCGATACGACGGAAGAGGCTTCGGCTGATGCCAGCGAATCGGTTGATGATACCACGGTGACGGACGCCGGTGAGTCTGATGACGAGGCGGAAGCCTCCGAGGATTCGTCGGGTTCGGAAACCGAAAGCAGCGACGCTTCGACGGAAGAAGCAGCTGACACGTCCAGTGAGACCACGGAGGAGGCCCCCGCTTCCGACGCCTCCAGCGATGAGTCGGCTTCAACCGAAGAGACTCCGGCTGATGACTCCTCGGCGGAAACGTCGAGCGATGAGACGGCCGCTGAGTCCGAGTCGACCGATGCGTCGACCACTGACGCTGCTGGTACCGACGACTCTTCCACGGAAGAGAAGTCTGCCTAAGTAGGCTATGGTCTCGGCTGGGGTTCGCCCCAGCCGAGATCCTATGTGTTTTGACAATATGAGGTAACCCCATGTTTAAAATGCGTTTTCGCTACGTCTTCATGATCCTCGGGTCAGTCGTGGTGTTGCTGTCCTACCTGTTGACCGACCCGAATGCCGGTCTGTTGACGGATCTGCCGGTGGGTGCCGATACCATCGTGCTGCTGCTCAGCCTGGCCAAGGTCACCTGGTTCGTTGCGACGCTTCACGGTGCCCGTAGGGCTCTGACGGACTACATCGACTTCCAGACTGTCTTCAACAAGGCTATGGAGTCGTCAGAAGGGGCTGGTCGAGCCATGATGGCGGTATCGATCATCATGGTGGCCATTGCCATCGTCATCCTGGCCGCGGTCATTACGTGACCACGCCGGAAGCAGAGGACGTACGGGTCACGAGACTGGCATTGCAACGAGTGCTCTCCATGATCGGAGGAGTACTGACCGCGGCATTGCTGGTCTCCTTTCTGTACGGCATCTCGTGAGGAGCCTCAAGGTTCTTCTGGGCACCGTGTTTTTCTTCATCGGTGCCATGGCCCTCCTCATACCTCCGCACCATCGAGCCAAGCATCACCATACTCAAGGAGCGCACCATGAGAAGGCGTCAACGTAAAGAAGAGTTCGATCTGGGGGGCGTCATCGCCGATTTTCTGATCGCGCTGGCTTCTGCCCTGATCTTTTTCTTTGTACTCGGGTCTTTTCGCCAGGCGCATGCCTTGGATGTGAAGACCTACATCCCGAAGAATGCCCCGAAATACCTGCCGACGCTCAGTACTGAGGTACATACGCTGATTCCTGGGATGGCATCTCCGTGGTACTTCGGGGGACTGATCGAGCAGGAGTCCTGTATCTCCCTTACCCATAGCAAATGCTGGAACCCTGCTTCTGAGTTGAAGACATCCCGTGAACAGGGTGTGGGGTTTGGGCAGATTACCCGGGCTTGGAGTAAAAGTGGGGCATTACGGTTCGATACCCTTAGTGATCTCCGGAGAAAGTACCCCAAGGAACTCGGGGACCTCTCCTGGGAGAACATCAAGGAACGACCCGAGCTACAGATGTCAGCGATGATCCTGCTCTCCAGAGAGAACATCACTGCTCTCTCCAAGGTACCGACTGAAGCTGCCAGGCTACAGATGGCTGATGCTGCCTACAATGGCGGGCTGTCCGGGCTGAATAAGGACCGCAGGGCCTGCGGGCTAGCCGCTGGCTGCGATCCCAACCTCTGGTTTGACAATGTTGAGAAGCACTGTACCAAGAGCAAGGCGATCCTCTACGGGAATCGGTCAGCCTGCGACATCAATCGTGAACATGTCACAAATGTGTTCAAGCTGAGGATGGGCAAGTACAAGCCGTATTTCGAGCAGAACTGACGACATAGGAGAGCTCTGGGGACTACCCCAGAGCTCTCTGCTTTTTATGCTGAAATCTTGTATTCATTAGAAACCTTTTTTATGTCCTCTCAGACCGATATACTCTTCTCGAGGACATACTCCTTATATAAGGACTTACCATGCGATTCGAGCGGATCATACCCCTCAGGACCAAGAACCTCTACTACACAGATCCTGAGAAATGCCGGCTAGACCCGGGCATTATCTTCGTGTATGGGTCGAACACGGCAGGGATACACGGGGCCGGCACGGCCCTGACCGCCCGTGAGAAGTATGGGGCTGAGCCGGGAAAAGGTCAGGGACTCGTAGGAAGATCCTACGGTATCCCCACCAAAGACGCCACAAAGCTCCCCAATGGGAAGTACGACCTGAGTCAGCGGAAGATCGAAGAGGTCTTCGAAGACATCCAGAAGTTCATTCAGTTCACCCACGCCAACCCGGAGTTCACCTTCTACGTGGCCAATGTAGGGACTGGATTGGCAGGCTTTACCATCGAGCAGATCGCCCCTATGTTCAACGGCGCCATTCGCTGCTGGTTCCACCTTTCTTGGAAACCGTTTCATGCACATCCAACCACCATCTAAGCTGATCCCTACCGCTGGCACCTCGAAGCTAGGCTTCGGCAATGAGAACTGGGGAACCTATATTGCTTTCGATGGTCCCGATGGTACGGGTAAGAGCACCCTGGTCAAACGGGTAGCTGAGGCCCTAACGGCTAAAGGTCACGAGGTTCTGACCATCCGAGAACCCGGCAGTACCGAACTGGGGGTCCAGCTTCGGTCCATTCTCATGAGTACCGAAGTCCCCATTGAGGTGGCGATCATGCTCTTCGCTGCTGATCGAGCAGTCACCATGAAGGAACTGGTCATTCCGGCGCTAAAAGCCGGCAAGGTTGTCCTGACTGACCGTAGCCTGCTCAGTAGTCTAGTCTACCAGGGCCGTATGAACGGCAGCGATATGACGGACATGGTGACTTCGGTTCACAAGGCGATCCCTGGGTTCTTTGTGCCCGATCTGATCATGCTCTGTCAAACCTCCGTAAAGACGGCGTTGAGTCGGATCAATGTTCGGTCGAGTAATGGCGAGAAGGCCACGATCTTCGATATGAAGAGCAACGACTACCACAAGAGAGTCCATCAGCTCTTCGACAGTTCCCCACTTTGGTCCAGCCTCCCCATCGTTCGTTTGGACTGCGATCGAGACCAGGACCCCATCCTGAAGGGAGCGATGACCTATGTGGAGAACGCTATCCAGAAACGGTATCGAGACTACCACAAGAACATTGCGTCCCATCTGAGCACGCTTGGCCATGATACTCTCTGATCGCGAAATCCTCAAACTCTGTGAGCTGAACCAGCTCCTGACGCCATACATGCCCAGCAAGGTCACCGTGGACGAGGACGGTAAGAAGGTCCTCTCCTACGGCCCCAGTGCGTATAGCTACGACATTCGAGCCGTGGGCAAGTACAAGATCTCCTCGAACCTTACCCACGGCATCGTCGACCCTTTGAACGTGGACGAACAGTCTTTTCACCAGTTAGAGGGGAAGAGCTGCGTCATCCCGCCGGGTTCCTTCATGCTGACGCATTCCCAGGAGTACTTCCGGATGCCAAGCAACGTGACGGGTCTGGTCTTCAGCAAGAGCTCCTATGCTCGCTGTGGGCTCTACTGCCTGACAACGGTCATCAACGCGGGCTGGGAGGGCGAGCTGGTCCTGGAGTACGCCAACCACAGCAGCCGTCCCATCACATTCTACGCAGGCATGGGTGCTGCCCAGATCCTCTTTCTGACCGGCACTGACTGCGAGCTCCCCTATGGACCCACTGGCCAGTTTCAGGGCCAGATGGGCATCACCCTACCGAAAGGACAGTAATGCAGAACTACCTGAACCTGATGAAAGAGATCCTGGATACCGCCAGCGTCTCCCCAGATCGTACCAAGACGGGGCGTCTCCGCGTCTTTGGTCGGGAACTTCGGTTTGACCTCTCGGACGGGAGCATCCCGGCAGTCACCACCCGAAAGATCAACTTGAACCACGGTATCGAGGAACTCCTCTGGATGATCCGGGGATCCGTGGATGTTCGAGAGCTTCAGAAGGTGGGGGTCCCCATCTGGAACGGATGGGCAGTGACGGAGGCGTCTGTCAACGAGATCGTGGACGAGACGTTCCCCGAAGCCGACCCTCTGTTCCGAGAACAGACAGTCAAGGAGCTGTTGGCCAAGTACGAGGGCAGCATCGGTGAGATGTACGGACACCGCTGGCGCCGTAACCCAGGCGGCACCCGGTCAGTCCTCTGGCCGATCGACTCGTTCGCCATGGAAGACCTTCCGTCTGACAAGCTGACTCGCTATCGTGAGATCTATGACGAAAACGTCTTCATGGAACCCGCCCTTGCCGAGAAGATCCCCTTTGAGGTCTTTGCTCGGCATCAGTACATCGAAGACAATGACCAACTGGGTGAACTGGTGCGCCTTCTGAAGCGCGAGCCCTTCTCATCCCGACTGGTCGTGGATAGCTGGGATCCCCGCTACGTCCCCTTCTCGACCCTCTCCCCACAGGCCAATGTCCTGCTGGGTCGTGGCGCACTGGCCGTCTGTCACATGGCCTTCCAGTGCTTCGTCGAGAAAGCCCCAGACGGCGGTCCTCATCTCCTCTCTCTGAAAGTCATCCAGCGTTCGGCTGACCTCCCGCTGGGCGTCAGCACCAACCTGGTGTTCTACGGCACCCTGCTCCACCTTTTGGCTCACGTCTCCGACCTGCGTCCAAAGGAACTGATCTGGTCTGGTGGGGATGTCCACGTTTATGCCAACCAGGTCGAGGGTGCCCAGGAACAGGTCACCCGCACACCACTCGCTCCCCCGAAGATCAAGATCAACCCGGAAGCCAGGGATCTCTTCAAGATCCAACGATCCGATATCGAGGTCATCGGGTACGAGTCGCTCCCCGCTATCAAGTACCCTGTTTCCATTTAACCACCAGGAGGCTCGTCATGAGCACCAAGAAACCCGCGTCAAAGACCAAGGCTGCCCCAGGCAAGTCCGATACCAAAGGCACTGTCGACAAGTCCGCTGAAAAGGTGACCAAGAAGCCAGCGCCCTCCAAGAAGGCCGAGAAACTCGACAAGCGTGTCGACAAGGTCATGGCCAAGGGCAAGCCGAAACCCAAGGTGGCCGTCAAGAAGAAGGTTGAACTGGCTACCACATCCGACCTGGCCAAAGCCTTCGCCAGCATCCCGGCTGCCGAATCAACCCTGACCCCTTCCAAAGTCAAGCCCCATACGGCGCCGAACGAAATGGTTTCCGCCCCGGCGCCGAGGCCTGCAGCGAAGTCCAACAAGAACTCCAACAAGGTCAGCTTCGATGAGCTGAACCTGAACGGTCCCGTCCAGAGCTACCCGGCACTGTTCGGTATGTTCAAGACGCGTTCGTGATGTCGGCATAGCCCAGCGAGGTCTATCCTCGCTGGGCTATATAAAGGAAAGGGAACCATGATAACAGAAACCAGAGATGACCAGGGACGGCTGATCGCGGTGGCATTTTTCGGGGACCCGACCCACGTCTGGAGTTGGACCAAGACGTACGACGCCCAAGGCTACTGTACCAGCCAGATCTTCGGGGAGAACCCGAAGGACCAAAGCAGCTGGACCAGAAAGTATGACCCCTCCGGGAGGTTGGTGGAGCACATCCAGTCGGCCGACATGTCGCATCCCATGAGCTGGACGTACATTTTATCGGAAGATGGCCAACGGATCAATCGGAAGATCCTCGCTGGCTCGACCACGAACTTCCTTAGCTGGGAGCGTATATACGACAGCAATGGACTGCTGAGACAGGTAATCTTCTCAGATGACATTAATCACCGATATAGCCGCATGCTGTCCAAGTCTGATTGCGATACTTGATTCCCCACACCCCAGTTCAGAACCGGAACAGCTCGTTCTGAACTTTTTTCAATTAGATATACCTTACCTGAACCAGTATCACAGTTCAATAGAAACTGGATATTTCAATCATCAGGAGAAAGGTATGTCTCGCTACATCGTACAGGAAGTAACTGTAGGACCCGAAGGGGAGTCGATCGTTCTGGAGTACCGGAGTGATCGGCTTCCAGACGGGATCTTTGTGGAAACACTCGAGGGGGTCATGATGTTTCAGACCCTCTCCGGACAGGTCTATGCAACACCGGTTGCCACGGATGGCAACCAGTACATGTTCAACTTTGAGGTTGACAGCCAGCCGGAGGAGTTGGCTGTCGCATAAGGAGCCAGTATGCTGCACTTGAAGATGGCGCTGGAGATCCTCTCGGTCTGGGGGATCTACCTCATTGCCGTCTATTACGTCCTCCCCACCAAGATCGCCCGGTGGAAGCACACCGGGCGATTCGGCATCGTGCTGTTCTTTGTGGTGCTCCTCTATGCCTTCGGGATCGGGAGCCCTAACGAGACCCTGAGCCGCCCCTGGCTCTTCGCCTTTGGGTTTGTGATCTCGGCGTTCACCCTGACCGCCGCGATCTTCTACCCACCTGCCGCCCTCAAGACCATCCGAGAGGATGGCTTTGTCGGACAACTTCGTGCGTTCTGGAACACGATCTTCATCGTGTCCATGTTGAGTCTCGGGTACATCATGATGGTCGGATACCCGTACTTCTCTCCAGACGCACCCCGCATTCATCTTCAGCATCTCTTCAGGTGACTCATGAATCGCAATCCGTTCAGCACCCAGCAGTCCTATGCCAAGTTCCCCGCCCAAGACCGGGCGGGGGATGTGCTCGCAAAGCTGTACCCCGTTTCATACAAGAAATGGGATCTGTACTGGCTCTTGGCCAGCATCGTCCTGATTCCGACCTGGTTCGCCGGTATCGGGATGGCCACTACATGGTACGGAAAGATCCTTTGTGTCTTCCCGCCCGTCGGCGTGGTCAACTTCTTCCGGGTTCTCTGGAAGATCCTCGCTGGATACTGACGACATACTCCCTCCTACGACCCGAAGGTCGTAGGAGGGATGTGCTGACACTTTCTTTTTTCACTCACCGAAGCTGAAGAGACTTTCATCAGCATTCCCGGCGTAGCTGGGGAGCTTATACAGGGTGCTGTCATCTCCGTTGAGGTCATCCGGGATCGGCATTCCCTTTGGAAACTTCAGCAACATGTACTTGTACTTCTCATCCACAATGCTCAACAGACGATGACGGTCGCGCTGGATCGCCAGATACGTCTCGCCATTGTGAACGAACTTGTGGTTGAAGATGATGCCGTCTGGGATCTGATCGAGCTGCGTGGTACCTTTAAAGTACCCACGACCGACGATCTCTTTGACCAGTTTGTCCTCACTGATCTGTCCACGGATCAGTTTCTTGCAGTCTGGGGAAAGCTGATGAGGCGTCCAGAAGGCGATCTTCTTCTCACTGAAGAACAGACGAGTCCTCTTAAAGAGGTCCAGGATGTCGTTACCGGAAGGTCCGGACGTATCGCACCCCGTCTTGGGGAGCTGGTCCAGATAGTCCGCCATGACAAACTCAATAGAATACCCAGAAGTCTCCAGATGCTGAATATGACGGAAGAGGTCCATGTAGGTCCACTTCGTTGGATTCACACGGAAGAAGAACACCTCAAACCCATTGACCTTTAGTCGGGTCTGTACGGCGTCCTGCATTTCCGTGGTCGTCATATTGCGGATATCGATCATCTCTCGACGCTCCGTATAAAGGAGTTGCGTCAAGGTGAACTTCATGCCTTCTTCGATCGTGTCTTCGAACGAGTAATGAATAACGGCAGGTACACGACCATTTCCACCCGTGTACGGCTGGTTGTAGAGCGGGATGTGGCTGAAGATGGATTTGGACAAGCCGGTCTTGTAGTTGTGCTGAAGACCACCCTGTACCCACATCTCCCCACGGCGGATACCTCCCTGCAACATCCGGTTGAGTCCCTGCCATCCTGTTCGGTAGAACTGGCTAGAGGTCTCTGTGATGTGGATATCTGACAGCACCTTCGATAACGAGGAGTTATCCCCGATCCTGACCTCGTTAATGATCGCTGGATCCTCTCGGGTCTTCAGTGCCGCCAGCGGTTCGAGCTGACTTCTCAGGGTTTCTAGAAACTCGTAGGTGTTCTCGATCTTGTCTCGACTATAGTTCCAACGAGAATTCGCTGCTGAAAGAAGTTCGGTTACCCTGGTGTCATCCAAGTAGCGATCAATAGACCGACGGTTGTTCTTGATGGAGCGTCGGATCACGTCCGGCTCGTTATCGTCATCAAGACCTTTCTCAATCGCCGAATACAGCTTATCGTTGTCACCAACATCTATTCTTATTCTTTGAAGCAGACCTGATCTGTCAATCTCCTGGTCAGGAGGTGTGGCGATCATGTCCATCACAGTCATTTTCAGAGCTGCGATCGTGTTGTTCTCCGAGGTCAATCCCATGCCGGGATCCCTCGTTACGATCCGACTGACTGCGTTCTTAACGTAGTCCCGGCTATCGCCACCCTCGTTCTTCAGCTTGCTCTCTTTGTAGATCAGCCCGATACACTTGGCGAGTAGAAGCTTTTGGTCCATGGTCTGATTTCGTATTGTTTAGAGAACCGTGCGATAGCCGGGCGGTTCTGAGCGGATGTAAGTCGTGCTCTAACTCAATTAGGCACAGTATAGGGTTCTCGTTTATTTTACTACATGCCATGACCAACGAAGTCGACAAGCGGGACGTGTCACGGGTCCGGGTCATCCCGGAGTGGATCTTCAAAATGCTCTCCAAGCGGGGGATCAGCGGAGAGGAGTACATGAATCTGGGGCTCGTGCGTCCGTATCTCTCGACGGATGACATGGCTGGCTGGATCGCTTTGAACAACCGAGGTGTCCTCTTTGAGGGTATCTCTCTCTGCGTCACTGGTTCTGCTTTGGCCAGCGCAGGAAAATATGCGCTCTTTGATTCCCTTCCATCGGGACAGAGAGACATCACTTTCATGGATCAGGCCCTAGGGCTTTCCATGACAGAAGAGATCGTCAAAACAGTCGTTGACCGATTGACGGACTCTTCTGAGGAGAAACTTACTACTGATGATATGTCATCGTTGCCTTACCAGCACGTTCTGGTTGGGACCAACCTCTGGCTTGTCGTCAAGAAAGGTTTCTCAAATCTCGTGAAGAATCCGCAACTTCGAGCGGTCTTCTTCCGTGATCATTTGAAGGCCCTATATAAGGTGGCGCCTGTCAGCACTGTTTCAAACACTGAGATCTTCAGGATGTACGTCGGGGAGATCGCTGGTTGAATATTCGTCACATCGAAAACACTGAAGGAAAATTTGTATGAGCAATCTTTCTGAAAAGAAGCAGGGCATGCACAGCCCGATCGGCGATCTCATCGCTTCCATCACTGCCAATGTGGCTCGCCAGAGCGGCCTGAAAGCGATCTCGAGCCGCGTTGTTTCTGTTGAGTCCCTGAACGACAGCGATCTCCGTGAGATGTCCAGCGTCGGCGACAACATTCGTCAGTTCTTCAACGGCGAATCCGAAGCTTCCCTGGAATCCCTGAAGCAACTCGGTGCCAACGGCAAGCGTGGTTTCAGCCAGGCCCAGATCGATGCCGCCACTCAGGGCGCGTTCATCGGTTCCGGTTGGGAGCGCTTCAAGAAGCGCGCTCCGCTGGATGCGATGCCCCTCGGCGTGAACCCGAGCTCGGTCGTGACGGTCGAGTCCTATGGCGTCAGCGATGCCATGGCCACCCGCAGCTACGCCAACGAAGCCTACAACGAAGCGGACAACCGTTCGGCCGTGGCTTTCACGATCGCCTACAACCTGATGGCCTCCCGTCAGGACGAGTTCGGTGAAGCGTTGTACCCGACGCTGACCATTCCGGCTGACGAAGCTGGCGTGTCGATCGCCGTGAACCTGATGTACGTGCTCGACAACGTTGACCGCGAAACCAGCGGCGATGCGTACGACACGTACCGCAAGAACCTGCTCCGCGCTGCCGAAGATCCGACCATCCTGCACAAGGATCAGACCCTCTGCGTCCCGGTGGTCCGCTCGCAGTCCCTGGACAAGTTCGTTGATGCCAGCGATATCGCCGCCACCGACGTGGTTCTGGAAGACGGCACCACGATCAGCACCGCTCCGCTGCTCTTCAACAAGAAGATCGACCTGCTGGGCATCTCCCAGTCGGACGCCATGGTCGCCATGGGCGTGCAGAACCAGACCGATACGCTGGAGCCGGGTGCGATCGTCTCCTATGTCTACGTGAAGCTCGGCGCCGACATCCTGAAGCTCCGCACCGACGGCCTGCCGGGTTCGAACTTCACCCCGGGTGTCCAGGGTGACTACAAGAACCACACGCTGAACCTCGACAGCACCAGCGTGCTGCTGAGCGGCACCGTGACCCAGTGGGACGGCTCGGCTGTGACCGAAGCTCCGCTGGTCGCCCTGGCGACCTCCGGCAACCGCGTGCGTCTGCACCTGGTCCTCTCTGGCACCCTGCGTACCGACTACGGCAACATCACGGTCTACGCCAACACGCTGGAAGTGTCCGAGATCAGCACCGAAGACGGCACCACGCTGGCCAGCACGGACACCGTGTACGCCGCGATGGCCACCCTGATCGACGCCGCCACCTTCATGGGCTACGATCAGAAGTCCTACCGCTCGAACGCCAACCGTCGCCAGCAGGGTCAGTTCATCGACGTGGCCACGCAGTACCAGCGCTACGTCGTGCCGCTTCGCAGCCCGATCACCGCTCGTCACCCGGCCCATGTCGATGCCAACGTCGATGCGACCGATGTGCAGGCTCTCATCGCGGCGACACGTCTCCGTATGGGCAACGAAGCCGTGACCTCGGTCCTCAGCGCCGTGGACATGCTGTCGACCTACGTGGACGTGCAGGACACCGCGGGCGAAGGTCCGGACGTGTTGGGTGTCGGTCGCTTCTATGTTCGTCCGACCTATCTGTACCGCGAGTGGGATGCGACTCTGAAGGTCGATTCCAAGACCTCGTTCGAACGCGCCCAGGACATCAGCGCCGCGCTCATCAACGAGCTGCGTGACATGGCCTACCGCCTGTACCGTGACTCGCAGTACAAGGTCGCTGCCGACATGCTGAACGGCGACGTGGGTCCGGTGCCGACCGTGATCATCGCGACCGATCCGGTCACGATGCGTTACCTGATCGTGCCGGGCGACCTGCGCACGCTGGGCAACGAGTTCAACGTGAAGGTCGTGTCCACGCTGGACCGTCGTATGAAGGGCAAGATCGTCATGGCCTTCGGCGTCTTCGACGGACAGCAGAACACCACGATCAACCCGCTGACCAACGGCAACCTCTTCTGGGCGCCGGAACTCGTGCTGACGGCGAACATCGGCCGCGGTGGTACCTACAACCGTGAAACGCTGGTGCAGCCGCGCTACCTGTTCGTGAACCACCTGCCGGTTCTGGGCGTGATGGATGTGAGCAACATCCCGAACGTGCTGAACAAGGTGCCGCTGAACGTCAACGATGTGACCGCTGCTCCGTAAGGAGCCGTAGGACTCAGTCGCACAGTGCTGACGTGACTACTCCCCCACCAGGCCGAAGCCTGGTGGGGGAGTATGTTGTATGTTCTCGATCATATTCAATGAGGCTGTCACCGGAGACCTTCCTATGTTTTTCCAAGCTGTAGCAGTCGTGGTGGCTGTCGCTGGGATCGTCGGTGTGGTCCATAGACAGCTATCCAAACGGGTAACCAACCAGACCACTCGGGCCATATCGTCCATCCTACTGGCGATCCTGACGGCGTTAGGGTTACCTGTCCTTTTAAATGTGCTATCGTTGGTCAGTGTCGATACCCCATGGCTGCTGGTCATGGGTTGGGTGGTGATGGGTTCTCTCGTTCTGATTTTTGCCATTGCTAAGGGCAGTCATAAGTTTTTTGACTGGCTGTGGCCTAAGCTAGGGCGGGTTGAGTACCTGTTACTGTCAATTATGTTCTGGCCTGGGTTTCTTTTGGTGTTAGTGACGAAGTCAGGTAAGCGAGTCAGGAACTAGGACTCCTTTATATAAGAAGCGGCTGGGGATAACGGGCTGACCTCTTCATGGATAGATGCGTCTACGAATGGAGCCGGAGGTTACAATGTATGTTGATAGGGCAGTATTCGCTTGGGTCGGTATGGGAATCATTCTGCTTACGATCGCTTTATTGGTCACGAAGCACCTGCCTGAGCCCAAAGTCAATGCAGTATTTCGGATGATGCTAACGGGTAGTCCGTTATCACCCACATTCTTCATCTTCGCCTGGCCGCTAACGGTCGGAATCTTGCTATTCATTCTCTCTCATTGGTTCTACTCGAAGCGTCTTCTTCGGTAAACCCTCGACCAAAGGTGATCCATGTCTGTCATCCAGGCAATGCCGTATTATCAGCCGCATACCCAGAAGTACTTCTGCATCCATTCGAAGATCATCCCTGACAATGAGACGCTGCTGGGGATCCCCCACCGAGTCCTGCCGTACAAGTCAAAGATTGACATACCCATTATCGAAGCTGCCTACCACAAGGCTTCGGATGACTACGAGTACCGATTCTGTTTGAGCGATCAGGTAGTACTGCCAGCCAAATTGAAGGCGATCTACCTGGAACCCGTCTCAGGGACGGTCAAGATGATCGACGTCTCTGGTCTGGAGGAGTCCAACATCACGTCCTCCGGTATCCTGGGTAACCAATACGTCTCCCACTTCTCCATCGCAGCGGATGACCCGCTGCTGACCGACCAGGGTATCAGTGCCACAAGCAGCCTGGTGTTCTCTGTGATCGTCTCTCTGAATGAGAAGACCTGCCGACTGGCACAGCCCAAGTTCTCCGAGAACAATGTCGCACCCATCATCGGTTACGACATGGAGCTGTACCGCACGCCGTTCGTAGCAACGACGTGACCCGTTCCTAAAATACAACAATACGAAATACTCTCTACGAGAGTAGTTCTCAATGCAAACATGCGAGGAGTCGACTGATGACGGGACAAAGGCGTCCCCACCTCTTTTCTTTTAAGCAAATCAAGAATGTGGTGGTAGAGATCGTAGTGATCGGTGCTATTCTGAGTACCCTCATTCTTCCTTTCTATCTATTGAGGTGGATGGACGACCAGTCATGGACGAGCATAATCGGTCACCAAGAGCAGGAGTCTCCACAGAAGTAGTAGGGAAGGACTCCTCTCATTTCTTTATTCCAATGGTGAGATCAGGACGATGCAGGTTCTTAATTTGACTTTCGGTAGAGCGGTCGAAGCAGCTGCCAAACAGAACTTCGAACGTGATGTACGCTTGGGGGCCACCAGTGAAGTCGAACGCGAGATGGCGTTTCCGGAGTACGTCAGTGAAGCACGAGCGTACCTCCAGACCCATGGACAGAACCTCGAACCCATGTTTGAAGACCACCCGCACATCGTGGTCGTCCGTAACACCGTGGTGAGTTAATCTCACCGTAGATCATATGCGGTCCCACCGCGCCTGACCATTTCCTGGAGAACCCCATGTCTTTCAGCAGCAACAAAGCCGACGAAGCCCCCGCCGCCGACGCCACCGAAGAAGTGACCACCACGACCAAGGTGTCCATCATCGTGGACGGTGTTCAGAAGACCATCACCATTCAGGAACTGGCGGACATGATCACCACCATCCAGGCTGGTTGATCCCGGTTTCATACAGGAGAGTAGCCTCTTGGCTACTCTCCTGTATATGTTGCATCAGACTCCTTATATAAGGAGTCCCAGTGGAGTGTGACATGATCTACAACTTTCGTGATGGTGCACCCGCAGCCTGCCCAGGCACTGCCAGGTTTCTGATTCCCCAGAATTCAGCCCTGGACATCCCCAAAGTCATCCTCTTCCAGCCCAGAAGGTTTGAGGATAAGTTTGACCGGTACGTCAAGCACCCGGAGAGGGAGGTAGAAATGGTTGGCTTGATTGCTGGCCTCTACAACCTGAACCAGGAATACGACATCACGGAGATCGTCTCACCACACAGGTCGCTGAAGGATCAGCACGAAAGGGCGGTCATCCGGCTCTTGCAGGAAATGGAAGACGTGGTCAAGAAGACACATGAGTACTTCCCGCTGCCCGTGGGATCTGTACAAACCTGGTAATGCCATAGACAGGGAGGCCAGAAGGCCTCCCTGTCTATGGTCTTTCTATTTCTTCTTGACTTGATATACTCTACTTAGACAAGAGGTACAATATTAAAGAATAGGAGACTGCAATGGCCGTCCGAGATGCCCGTATTGACGACACCCGTCCGTGCCCACCGCCGGTGGTCAAGTACGACAACCCCTCCTATCCGACAGGGAGGCCGTATGAATCCATCGTGACCGACTCGAAGATCCCGGTCAGACCCAAGATCGTCAAGACGGACCAGAACTGTCTGGTCTATGATGACAGCATCATGATCTCTGTCGAGGTCAAGCCCACTGAGGGCTCTCTCCCAGACTTGGAGATGAATGCCTCGTACTCCCTCCAGACCCAGTACTTCAATCGGACGGAAAACAACTTCATGGTGACGGACCGTCAGAACCTGACGGTCACCATCCCCAAGAGCAAGATTCTCCATCACCGGACCCGCCAGGCCTTTGTGGTTCGGCGGCACCATACGTTCTCTAACCGAGAGGCTGTGGAGAGTGCTCTGGAGAACCACCGGGTCGAACGGGGTAACCTCATCGAGGAGAACACCGAGCTACTTCAGGTACTGGAGCAGCTAGAGAAGGAGCTGAATCGTGGGAACATCCACCACAATAGCGTAGGGATTAGCGTCTTCGTCGATCGACTGATCCCTGTTGAGCTCCTCACCCGGTATGCGTCGATCTATATCTCCGACCTGGATATCCTGGTTCGCCTGGATGGACAGATGATCTATACGCCGCATCCGACCAGTAAGGATGCAATGTTGAGAGGGGAATTCCTGGAACAGACGGAAGGTCGACCTGTGTCCGGGGGTCTCTACGAGATCGTCGACAATGAAAGTTCCTTCGCCCAGCGATTCATTTCCGTGGGTACAGACATCATCGAGCTTCCGATCCTGAGGGATCGTAGCCGGAAGTCCGGGGTGTACGCGTTCAAGGCTGAGTTCTCTCAGATGGGTAAGCGAGAGTTCAACTTGCAGTATTACCCTCTCGAGGACATGAACAAACTGGGGATCTATCCGACTCGTGAGGAAGCCCTGGGTAACGGTAACGCTGCTCGGGTCTTTGAGCGAGAAATGATCGCTGCCAAGATGGAGCTGGACCGATTCAAGGTGGAGAGTGAACGGGCGCAGCGTGAGCGGGACCTTGAGATTGCCAACATGCGCCACGAGCGGGCCCTGTTGGAGAATAAGCTCCAGATGGAAAAAAGTTCCAGGGACCAGGAATTGGGTAAGTCAGAATTTGAAAGCGAGATGGAACGCCTTCGAGTGAAAGACGACCTTGAACGTCGGCGCTGGGCCCAGGAACAGGAGAAGCATCTCCAAGAGATCCAGGCCAACATTCAGCGGATGATGACCGAACAGATGAAGGACCGGCTTGACCGAGAGAAGATGGAGAGAGCCGATCATTACGATCGGAAGTCTCAGGCGAGGAAGAACACCAGCGAGCTTCTGAAACAAATCCCGGCTATCATTGCCGGTGTCGCGTCGATTGTCGCACTGGTGCTCGCAACCAAATCGAACACAACGGGCAAATAAGGGTAATATGAACAGATTGTTCGCAGCGATGGTGGAGAAGAACACACCGAAGTTCAATCCTCACATCGTGAAGGGGCTAGCCTGCGAATATGTGCCGAAAGCAGAGGCTTGGGTCCACCAAACCCTACTCTCTGCCTCCCGGAGCTTTCCGGACGGCTTGGTCTATCATGGATACGAACGTTGTAACTTCTACGAAGAGTACGAAGAGACCACCAAAATCAGTGGGAACAAGCGGAGCTTTGAGCTGGCAGAGTCTGACCTGTATATGGTCAAGTATCTCTTCTCCTTTAAAGGAGAGTCCCTCCCACCTCGATATATGTACCTCCCCTATGTCCGTGAGGCAGGTCTCATCAATCTGAGCGGCACCCTGTACCACATCACCGGCGTGCTCTGCGACAAGATCGTCTCTCCGGGTAGCGAGAGCATCTTTGTCCGGTTGATCCGCGACAAGATCATCTTCCTGCGGCAAGGACACACCATCGTAGCGGATGGTCGACGTCAAACCGTGAATACGGTCTGGAGCAACATCTACCGGAAGTCCAAGTCCAAGCGGAATCCAGGGAACTCCAAGATTGCCAGGACGTTGATTGCGCATTACCTGTTCGCTCGGTTCGGGTTTTACGAGGCGTTCCAGCAATATGCCGGGTTCCGTCCTGTATCTGCCGTATATGACCCGAGTGAACCCGAAGATCCGAACGTCGTGGTCTGCCGGAGTACGTACTATGGCGGGTCTAGCCGTCCCGCCTCGTACCAGGGCTCGCTCTACTCTCCGACAGACATCTGCCTGAAAATCCCACGACAACACTGGAACGACACCACCGCCGCTATGGTGGCGGGGTTCTTCTACGTGGTCGACAACTTTCCGGACCGTTTCCGGCACGACTGGCTGGACGACACCTTCCGGTGGCGGGTGATCCTTGGGCACATCATCTTCTCCGGGGCGTATACCGAAGCCAAGCTGAATGCCAACATCGAGGAGCACTTTGCCTCCTTGGATGACTACATGGACCAGTTCGTCATCGATAAGCTCAAGGAGATTGGCTGGGAGATCCATGACTTCTATGGTCTCATTGCCAAGATCATGGTCGACTTCCCCCGGTTGCTCCTGGAGAACCCTGAGCGTGTCTCCAACATGTACCACAAGAACATCGAGATCTTGTATTACATGCTCTCGGACATCACGCACCAGATCTTCACGATGAACTACCAGCTGAGGAAGCAGGAGAACCGAAAGCCACTGACCGCCAAGGCAGTGATCTCGACGTTCACGAAGTCACTCACGAAACGAGTGATCTTCAAACTGCATTCCAACAGCCTGGTCTGCGAAACCGTCTCGTACTGTGGGGACCACATGTATCCGAAGATTACGTCCCGAGTATCCTCTCAGGACGGGGCTGCCAAGGGAAAACGTGTCGTACTGGGTCCCAACCACCACCTCAATGCCAGCGCCATCACGGCAGGGAGTGTTCTCTTCCTGTCCAAGTCCAACCCAGATCCCTCCAGTCGCTTGAATCCGTACGGATGCTTCGACCTGGAAAGCGGGACGGTGCTACCCAATCCGAAGTATGTCGATATCATCGCCGATGTGCAGGCGAGACTCTCACAGCTTTCCAGGGAGGAAGTCGAGATCGAGGAAGTTATAGAAACCTCTGCTCTGGAGTCAGATGACGACAATCCAGAACTCGACGAGGATGAGGAGTCTGAAGAACTCAGTGACGACTCGGAAGACGAGGACGACGAGTAAGCTAACCAAACTAGGCCAGATATACTCTATCTGGCCTAGTCTAGTTTGTGTCGCTATATAAAGGAGTGTAACCAGATGTTAACTGCTACTGTTATTTTATCCAGCGTGGTCCTTGACCTGTTTGTCATTATCCTGTTTTGGCTATCCACGCACCACTTGAATAAATACCAGCTGCTCGTGGGGTGGGTTACGCTGACTCTGACAGTCCTCTCGTCCATCCCCTTGCCGTTATTGATGGGAATGAACCCTGAGTTCGTCTGGAACATGGGCATTGACCCGATGATCCTTAACCAGGCCTGGGTGGTCCTCCTTTACGCAGCGTGGAAACTGTGGTACTTCACGGGGTACGGGATGCTGTGCGTTAATGTCCTCTCGAGGGATAGCGACCCTGTGAGGTACTCCCTGATGGACTGTTTCAAGGATGTCTTCCTGTTCACACGCTGGAGAACCCCTTTCTGAGGATGCTGCAATGAGTCTCCCAGTGTCGCCAACGGCGTACGATACCCCGCCCAGATTGGTCAATCTCGACACACTTCCGGTATTCCCCTACCCAAACGTCGATACCCAACTGGGTCCTTCTGTTCAGTTTGCCGCAGTCGTTCTGGTCAATGAGTGTGTCAGTCAAGCACCCGCTAACAGCGCTAGGACGTTCTGCTACAACCTGTTGAGTCAAAACCGGTGGAACAACCATACGTTCTCGGAGCTTCTGAGGATCTTCCTGGTTCGAGCCTGGAACATGACCCAGCGGGGGACCTATCGCTCCATGGATGGAGCGTTGCGAGAAACCGCATCGTCGCTATTAGCGACCTACACGGCCCACCTCGTCTATGAGTTTCCGGAGCTGCAACAATACCTGCCTGAAGCGGTAATCCGGGCAGCGAGTCAGAATGCCCCTCTTTTCCTAGATATACAGAACGAGAGTCACTCGATGAACCCAGTCTGGAACCACCCTCATCCACACCAGCAGCCCCAGTATCCAGGAGTCCCTGCTGGTCATCCAAATGCTCCGTACCCCTCTCAGCAGCCGGCTCCCCAGTACCTCGATCCTCATGGACGCCCGCTGCCGCCTGGTGTGATCATGGGTGCTGATGGCCGTTATTACCAGGTCGCACCCCAGCAGCCAGGGTATCCTCCTCAGATGCAGCCAACAGGACCCAGCCGTACGGCAGGTTCTACAGGCCGATTCGGCTTTCAGGAGACCTCTGCGCCCCCTGCCGATCGTTTCAGTGGAGATTCTGGATTCTCGGACCATCGCGCATTCGTGGATCAGGGTCGATGGTTTAGCAAAGCAGCCCCTCCCCCGCCGCAATCTCAAGAGACGCAACCTGTCAAGGAGTCCACGCCCGTGGATACGATCAAACTTTTCATGGACCGCCCACAAGGAATCGAAGATATGGATCGCTCTCGTCACGAACTGGCTATTCTGGGCAAGCAATCTGGTCTGGAAATGACCAGTCGCTTTGACAGCTTCCGCCAGTCCGTCAACGACCTGCCCGATCTCAAGATCATCGATACTTCCGAGGCCAGTGCCACGACGCTGTCGGATCTCTCGCTCGAGACCGGTATCGGTCGTATCCGAGTTCTGCGGCGGTCCATGGGTAAACAACCCGACAGCGTGTTCCGCTGGACGCTGGTAGTGCCGCACGTCATCGTGACTGAAGCCGAGATCGACGCCATCTTCAAGTCGTTGTTCTCGGTTCCGGATTTCCGCCATGTGGCCAAGGCCATGGGTGAATACCGGACCCTCCTGCTCTCTGAAGTTCATGATGACGAGGACGAGGCTCTCGAAACGCTCGGTGTCCTGGAGAACATCAACACCTTCCTGACCCAGCGTATCAATGACATCCTGAAGTTCGACATGCGGTACGATTCGCTCTCGATCGACAGCTTCTTCGAGGACTACGCCGAGATCTGCAAGTACCCGATGCGGCGAGAAGGCCGACCTGGCCAGGATTTCTGGGACGACCTGATGAAGAACATGGCTCTGCGGGTCTGTAGCCTGGACTATCAGAAGTACTTCGACACCCTCGAACCCGTTGAACTCGAAGCCGAGCAGAAATCTGCCGGTATCCCGGTGTGGTACAGCGTCACGATGATCCCGCTGACCCGGTCAGCGATCGGGTATCCTGTATTCGAAGGTATCCGCACCGTGAGCAAAAACACCAGCCCCATTCTGTGGAAAATTGTAGACTCCCTGTACCGCAAGGCTGATGGCACCCCCGTGGACACCGTCGCCGACATGCACATCATCGTCACGGAAGACGACGTCCGCTACCAGGTCGCCCGATCGATTCGGGATGGTGGTCAGTACCTGATCAAGCAGATCTAACGCTGTGCCGGCACCCTCGTCCCAGGGTGCCGGTCTCCCCCAAAGGACACACCATGTTCGAAGAACCCATTCCCCAAACTTCAGATATTGGGGTCGCTTATACTTTCATACCCTGCCGGGACGGCAGTTCTGTGGATTGCCTGACGTTAGATGTCGACGCCACGCAGTTCAAGGAACCTTACGGCTTCGATGCCGAGCGTTTGGAACGCTATATCACGGACTGCCTCATCCGGATCCGTCAACGTTCCAAACCGACCATTGGCCAACACCCACCCATTGCAGTCTCAGGATACTGGGCTCACAGCGGCCGTATCGCCAATGAGTTTGTCAAATACCTCGTCGAGGAAAACAAAAATGAGCCTGTTGAGGGCTTCCGCCTGGTGGTCACGGGACATTGTGACCGTATCCTGGGCTACCTCGAGTCCCGTTATTACCAGTTCAGCGTCCAGCTCCCCAGCACTGGAGGGATACGGATCTGTAATGTCGTGTCGAATACCTTCAGCAATCAGATTCTGTGGAAGGTGTACAACGACTCGCGTTTCTCCATGAGGTTCCTTCTGGACCTCAGGGCCCCGATGACGGAGATCCAGAAAGTACTGACGTATCACATCAAACAGGTCGGAGACCTGGAGGATCTGGCAGAATACGTTGGTGTCATCCAGAAACAGGTCGTTGAGGTCGTGAATGAACGCATCTCGACGATGGGGTTAGGGATCCCCGAAGCCAAGGTACGCCCCTTCGTCTTTGACGCCGGCGCTGCTGAAGCCAAAATGATCTCGACGATGGAAGACGCTGTTAAGAAGTCGGTGCTCTCTGAATCCACGGCCCGTTACATGGTGTCCATGGACTTTGAGTTTACCGTACACATGGAAGACGCGACCGTGTCGGTGAAGCCGACGTTGGAAGTCTTTGTAGAACGGACGGAGACCCCTGACCTGTTTGGAGACGATCACGCGTACAAGGGACGTATGACCAGTCGGTTTGTCGTCCCATTGTGACTATAGACGCCGGGGATATCCCCGGCGTCTAGTGCGACATGATAAGAAGGAAGACCTGTGCCTGTTCCCATTGAAGCAGTTTTTGGTAAGCCCTCCTGGGAAATTGACTCTTTCGATAACCAACTCGTTGCACAGTTGAAGGTTATCTTGAGCCGAGACGACCTCATTTCTCGTCAAGACGAATACCGAGATGGTCTGACACACTTCCTCCGGAGATCCCAGGAAGTCCTCCTGAGAACCCCGGAAGTCTCGGTGCAGTACAGCGATTATTGCAACTCAGACCCAAGGGAGCTGGCCTGTCGGATCATCGATACCATCCAAGAGTATCCCGGGGACTTCGACGAAGAGCCAGCCTGCATCATTTCTGTAATGATTCTCTGCGAAGATAAAACTACGTCCTTCCCGGGTAGTTCAGTCAATGTCTTCTTCGGCAGGTTCTTTGGTGAGGCGAGTTTCGTCAAGACAACCCGTTTCACCATCTCCTTGAACCCCGTGGTTCGTGTTTATTGCCGGGAAGACCGCCCAGATCTGTGCAGAATCATTGACAAGCCGTGGTTTGTCATCTTTGTTTATGCCTTCGATATCAATTCGTTCCCCATGACGACCGACGAGAGTAAGATCGTTCGTCGAATGACGCGAGCACTCATGCGTGAAAGCAACGCTACTGAAGCCGAGACCAAGAGGGTCATTCGAGGTGTCGAGCGATGCATCAGGAATGGCTATGGAAAGCTGGAAGGTGAAAACAAAAGGGGGATGGTGACGCTGGCTATGACGGAGTCAGCCGGACAGGACGTCATGGAACTCAATGTCGATATCCGTCTGACCGTCGGTAGTCGCGATGAAAGCTATGAGTCTCGTCCCTTTGTGATCGAACACCCCCGGCTGGCCAGCCTGGACACGTCGAGCGCTACGATGCATTAATATAGGAGAGAGGAGACCCTTGCGGGTCTCCTCTCTCCTAGGGGTGCTTCTTTTTTGTCACTCAGGCGTCTTTTCTTCCTCACCTGTTCCAGAAGACTCCTCCCCTTCAGGGGTCTCGCCCTCTGTTCCCTCACCCTCACCTTCTTCGGGAGATCCTTCCTCACCCTCGGTACCGGTGTCTTCTTCTCCGGAGGTCTCCCCCTCAGATCCAAATTCATCACCGCCGCCACCGAAGCCGAAGTCTCCACCGAACTCATCACCGCCACCGCCCTCGGATCCCTCGTCACCGCTATACGAGGAGCCGCCACCTTCGACATTCAGGTTGTCGAGGTCCTTATCAGCGGCATTACGGGTAGCCGAGACCTCCTTGATGTACTCCATGGCCGAGAGCATGGTGTCGTTGACATGTGTCTTGATGATGTCCAGGACGTCATGGATGGGTTTCTCGTTCTCATCACGAGCAAAGAGCTCGCTGATCTCTGGCAGGAAGCCCTCATCCGACATCCAGCCACGGAGCAGGAAGTGCTTGTAGACCTTCTTGATGTCGTCGGCATGCTGCGCCAGCTCACCATTCAGATCGGCATTGAGGACTTCACTGGAGATCCAGGACTCCAGCGCCTTCTCGTAGGCTTCATCCATCTCGTTGAAGGCTTCCATCTTGTCAGTGACGCTACCCAGGTCCGGCTTGGGGAGGTCAACGTAGATGTTGGCAATGATGGAATCCACCATGTAGTCGAGGAACTTCTCCCGATCGTTCGCGTAGATGGTCTTTTCACGCTCATCTGCGTACTTCAGGATCTGGTCCCCAGCTTCCTTGAGAACGTCCAGAATCTCCTCACGAATGGTGGCATCGTTAGAGACAACGTTCTGACAGTCTGCGCTCAGGAGTTCACTGAACTGATCGCTCAGGATCTTGATACGTTTGGCGAACAGGGCGTTCTGATGGAGGACGGTGGTTGCGAAGTTGGCTGAGAAACCCTCGTCCACCTGCTCCGGGGTCAGGCCGAAGGCCATGAAGATGTACTTGCGGAGGTTCTCGTCCAGGTCGATATCCGGCAGCTGGTGCTGCATGGAACCATTCGAGAAGTCGAACTTGGTATCCGGAAGCCCCGGATGGCCTGAGTACGTGACCATGAACCCAGCACGCTGGATCCACTGCATCAGGTCCACAGGAGCGTTCACGCCCAGGGGGAAGTAGTTCTCACGAAGCTGCATCGCGTCCGCTGTGGCGACTTCGATGGTCTTCATGGGGTCGTGGTCGTCGGGGTCCAGCTGAATCTCCATCTTGGTGACATTGATGGAATTCTTGAGCTGACCCATGGTCTTGCTGAACAACAAGGCCGCACGGATACTGGACAGGATACGGATCTGGTCCAGGTAGGACATCCCGATACCGTTGTCATGGAACATGAAAGCGTAGTAGGTTACGATCTCCTTGGGGATGTAGACCATACGGGTCATCTTTCCCTGGAGGGCGCGAGCCAGCATCACGCGGTCCCACTCACGATCCTTGCTGAACTGAAGTTCTGTCCCGTAAACGCCATTCCGGAGACGGTTAACCATCTCCTTTTCCACGATGGAGCTGTAGATCTCCAGCATGTTGTCCACATAGACGGTGGAAGTCTGGTCGGAGAAGCTTCTCTTGGTCTTCTCTAACAGCATCCCTTCCAGGGTGTTGTTCTGCTGATGGTTACGCACCAGACTGTCCAGACCACCCTGCCCGTGCTGGGTAATACCCTTGGTGACCCAGTTGCCATCCCCGTCCACCAGGACGAAGTACCCACGATGGTTACCCGGGTCACCCGGCGGGAAAACCGGAATCACCGCTTCACTCGGGATACGGGTCCGGAGGGGTCGGCCAATTGACCGGCGTTTCAGGTTCTTTCTGGTCGGGATCTGCTGGAATGGCACCGACATGGGGTCGATGTTCTTGTAGATCAGCTTCTCGAACTCACCAGCGCTCAGGGTCTTGCTCTTCTTTGGTTTCATTTCGATTCTCCCATCGATCGACTCGAGGGAGTATCGCTTGCTTCCCCGCATGGGGTTCTTCAGAGCGGCCTTGACACGCCGTTCTGCCATCGCATTGCTGACCGCCGGGAGTTTCAGGAGCTGGTAGTTATCGGTGATCTCGATACTGGCCATCCCCTCCAGGGCTTTCTTATAGCCTGGGTTATCCTTGGTGATCTCATGCTTGAACATGGTCTCCTTGAATGACTCCAGATTGACGACAGGGGTCGTGGTGGCGAAACTGGCATCTCGAGACATGAGGCTCTCGAGCGCTGAGACCGCCCCGGTGGTCGGGGATCCCAGAATCCCCATGCTCACAGGTTGATTGTTGCTATCGACCAAATCCCGGAGACTCTCAGTAGAGATTGCTGTGCCGTTGATCAGCTCATCGACCGCCGCTTCGGGGATCGTCGCGACCACGTACGACCCTGTCCGGAAGAGGGCTTCCTTCAGAACAACCGAGAGATCTTTCTCGAAATTGTAGAACTCATCCATATGGCTCCGGATGAGCTCATCAATCCTCTGTTGCAGAGACGGAGGAATCAGTTCTCCCTTGTGGCCGTAGATCAGGTTCTCACTGATGAGATCCTTCGGCGACAAGATACTGCTGACGATGATCTGTTCTCCCAGCAGAATGTCTGGGAAAACGTCAAGGATATTCTGATTCTGAGAGAGTCGATCCTTCTGGACATCCGAGATCGCCTGAAATTGGTTATGCCGTAGACCCTGGTACGTCTTCGGGTTTGAGATGTCGAAGCTTGTTCGCAACGCACTCCGGGCCGCCTTACTGATGGCCGCCGCAGCTTCCGGGTTGGTCCGGATCAGCTGCACCTTCTGAATCTTGGTACCGGGCAGCGTTTGACCCCGAAGCCCTCCGGGACCGCTTACGTTACTGACCATAAAGTTTCCTTATAAGGGATAGAGACCGTGATAACCGATAACGTCATTCAAGAGTACTATGACCAGTGTAAGGAGCTCGTCCGATCGATTACGATCAAGATAAGTGCATTTGCTGATCTGATCAACGCTGACGTCATTCTGAAAAATGGTACCAGTGCCGTCGATACCACCGATGCGACGACATGGAAGTACTACATGAACATCGCTGGCGAATATCACGCCACCGACAGTCCGATGTATGTATTGTCACTGGATACTGCGGAGACAATCCTTTTTAGTGTCGACAACCTGGCGCTGCATCCGAATACCAAGGAAGCCTACCAGGTCGGTCTGAAGTACTACAAACGTCTGATCGCCACCTATCCCGACCAGGTCGCCCTGATCCGGGGTATTCTGTCCCCTGTAGCGATCCAGACAGCGATCGATGCCGACGATGGCACCATCATGTCCTACGGTGGGACGTACGTGGAGGACCAGGAGTACTCCCTGATCCAGAACATCCAGAACTACATCATCGACCACATCAAACGTTGGTACGTGACGGCCTACACGGTCACTCACGAGTATTATCCAGCGGCATACCTGGGTGTACTCACGGCTGGGCTGATCCCACTGGTGATGAACCTGAGAGATGAAAAGCGGGGGACCTATGAGGTCCACTCCTTTCATGTCAAGGCGAAGCTAGCGAGCCATAACTATTTGGATGCTATCTACCCCTACCTGACCCTGAAGCAGGCGCTGTGGCTCTATCGAAATATCGACCGACTCCAGCGCTACTCCGGGTTCACCAGCCAGCTATCAGAACTGATTCCGATCATCCTGACGGAGCGAAACATCCCCATCTCCTCCCATACGGTCCATCTGTACAACGGGTTTGATGAGGACTACTACCCCCAGACCACGGTCAGGACCCGTCCTTTGAATGCGTCTTCTGATTTGGTGACGGACTCATACGGGACGCTGACCCATCTCTTCAAACGTGAAGAGACCGTGGTGCCTGGGACGACCTTGTTCTATGAAGACAATGCCGATAACGTCGAGCTGAGCATCCAGAACAACAGTTCTTCGACGATCCAGACCAAGGATCTCGATTCCGAGATGGTCAACTTCGAGAACTTCTTCCCAGATAACCTGGAAAGCGTGGTCATGCGCTACTGGGCTTACCTGGCGTCTGAGGGGCTATATAAGGCGACCATCGTCTTCAAGCACCCTCTGACGGAAGAAGAGTACGTCATCACGGCAGATGTCGCGTTCCAGTACATCTGGTACTTGACCCTCTGTAACCTGGGGTTGATTCCCACGATCGTCCCGGACTACTATGTCCTGAAGATGTATCGGACGACTCAAGTCACCGCAGCTGATCTGCTGAAACTGGTCGCTGCGACCCGGGACGGCATGACCGACCTGGCAGCAGACCTGGTGACCCGACAGATCACCTACAGCCAGCTTTCCACGGTATCTGCCTTCAACAGCTTCTTTATGGCGATCTACCTGGAGCATATCCGTCAGTTCCAGCTGGGTAACAATACCCAGGACATGGACAGGAAGGCTTATATAAGGAATATGATCTATGGTCTCTATGAGGACCGGATCGTGGAGTTCCAGCCGGATACGGTCTCGATCGACAGCTTTTTGACGGATAACAACCTACCCGCCTATGACGGTAACGTTGCAAATACCGAACTGTTGATTACGGCAGTTTACTCAGCGGGTACTGGGATCACAGATGACCAGTACCTGGATCCCGAGGCGGTACAGCGAGCCATGATCCAAGTCATGCGGTCCCTGTCCAGCTACAGCGTGCAATATATTTACAGCATCACGGGTCCGAACACCAAGAACCTCAACTGGGCGGGTATCAACCTCAGTGAGACAGTTGGTCTCGAGATCGACGCTTTGTTTGGCGTCTACGGAGCAACCAAGGTCCTGGGTGTTGAGACCGAAATGTACGGAGAAGTGACCATTTATGATGGCACAATCTCGATAGATGGGCTGACCCTGGAGATTCCGCCGTATGAGTACAACCTGGAAACATCCAATGTCACCATCGAAGGTGGAATGACCTCCACGTACGACATTGGTGTCAGAGGCACAGATCATCGTGTCGCTATGACCCTGGAAATCTTCGAAGGGTAAGTCGGATAGTGTGAATACTGACCCTATGTCTTCATTGTGTTAACCTCTGAGTAGAAAAGAACATGGAACAGACCGTATCAACCGCCCTCCGAGCTTTGTTGCAGCTGAATCAATACCTGGGTATCGCTCCGACGGTGTTGACGAACTCCACGCTGAACCAGAAGTTCAGTGTGCAGTCCAGTGCGACACCGACCTCCAGCGAGGTACCGACTCTCCAGTACATCTGCGCCGGTATCAATGGTCGCAGTATCTCCACGGGTTCGGATGGCATCGCTTTGACCATCCCGAACCAGCATCAGCCGCGTGAGGCGGCTCTGTTCAAGCATATCCCCTGGTTGGTTCGCGAGATCACGAACGACCTGGACGCCACCACCCGTGCCGACTATCGCCTGCGGGCCGTGGAGACATACGGCAGTACGCAGTATGCCTGCTACTACGCCAAGGTCATGGATCTCTCGGATGTGACGCCCAGCTTGGTCATTCGTACCATCGACGACGAAACGGGCGACGTCACCGAGACGGCCTATACGCCGACTGCCAGTGACCTCTCCCCGACGCCGACCTCACTCTCAGAAGGTCAGTCCTTGGTTGCCTCCGGTGATTACATCGCCGCTACGGCCAAGATTACCGTGACCCTGAGTTCCAGTGACATGGAAGAGTTCGCCAATGCCTGCGAGATCATCATGGGTGATGAAAACTACGCAGTCATCAGCGAAATAGCCATCTGTACTGGGGCTGACCGTACAGTGACGGCGACCATCAACAGTGTGTCCACCTCCTATGCCGAGGTGATCGCTTGTCAGGTGGCTTCCTTCATTTCCACGGAGATCTCGGCAATCACGGCGACCTCGGGTGCCAGCCTGACCTTCGACGTGGGTAACGTCGAACCCCTCCTGACGCTGTCGACCAGCTGATGATTAGACCTCCTGGTAGCCCCTACGCTACCAGGAGGTCTATGGTACTGACCATGCTCTTTGCGATCCCGCCGAATCTCAAGACGTTCTCCTGGATCGGGATCGATCCAGGTACCCATCACTGCGGTGTGTCCTTATATAAGGTCATCGATCGAAATGTGGGGGTGATCGACTCTTTCACCCTGCATCCGGGTAAGCATAAGCACCTGGCCCAGATCGACCCGCTCATCCATGGAGATCGACAGATGACACTGAACATCCTGTCGCAACTCCTTTATATAGTCATCGAAGAGACAAACCCTATTGGGGTGGTCTGTGAAGCACCCTTCTGGAACAGCCGGTTCCCTGGGGCGTATGGTCCTTTAGTTGAAGTTTTGACTGTTCTGAGGAACAGCCTCTTCCGCTACAACCCCCACACGCCCTTGATCACCTTCTCCCCAGGAGAGGTCAAGGAGACCGTAAAGCAGGCAGGAACCCGTGGGAAGGACCCTATGCGCGAGGCTATCCTCAGGACGCCCGACATTTTGGACCGTTTGACCCAACCGGTAGAGATATTAGATGAACATGCCATCGACGCTACCGTGGTTGGGTATACGTGGCTGAAACGTCAACCTTTCTTTGAGGTGTTCCGTGAGCTTCCCAAACCTGCTCGGCCTGAAGAATTCCGTAGTTGCTGGAGTAGCAATAGCCTGTATCCTGGTGGTTGGGTACACGGTCTATGAAATCGGAGGTGCCTTTGGGCTCTTCAATAGTAAGGACAAACTGAAGGCTGAACTCGAAGCGGCTAACCGGGCTAATGAGCAGCTGGTTCGGGAAAACAAGGCCAAGGACGACCAGCTCAAGACAGCGAAGCAGATCGGTCAAGCCGCTGTTAAGGTGGTTGAAACCAATCAAGAGAAAAAAGAAGAGACCCGTCAAACGGTCTCAGATGCCAAAGAAACGGTAAGGGTGGCCTATGAAACGGCTACCAAGAAGAAGGCGGAGTCCTCTTCTGACAACAGTGAGGCAGCAGCAGAAGCTGACCGTGAACTGGCAGAGGCACAAATAGACCAGCTCACGCAGACCTACAACGCGTTATTCATGCACTAACCCCTTGTCCGAGGACTCTGTTGTGCGCAACGTCGTTATCCTTTTCAGTGTAATACTCGGTACCTTGGGACTCACTGGGTGTGATCCCAAGATTGTTATTGTCAAACAACACGTGTACGAGGTCACGGAGATCCCGGAGAGCCTCACCAAACCCATCACCCCAGAAGCGCCCCCGGCTCGGGAGGACTACGTCAGCGCCTCTCCCACTGAGCGGACGCAGATGTTGACCAACTACTCCTTGGATCTGCTTGGGACCATCAAAGATCTGAATGTACAGCTGGAGTCGATCAAGACTCTTCAAGACAAGAACAAAGCCTTGTTGGCAGCTGATACCCAGAAAGAAGCTGAGAGAACCAAGCAATGACCCCCGAAGAGAACGCAGACAAACCTACCCCGATCAAGGCTGAGCGGGAGGTCGAAGTTGTCATCTATGCAGAGATCACCCATCCGGATGGTCTTAGCCAGGCGTCCTACATCGAAGAACACGAGCAACTGGAGTCCCGTTACGACAACGGGACCTCTGTCCGCGTGAGGAAGGTGACCCCTGCAGGGGAGTCCGCTTCCACGTACATCTATACGACCAAGGTCCGTATCGGGGATGATCCTTCAATCCAGACCATGGAAGAGTTCTCTGTGGAGGTGAACGAAGCGTTCTTCGAGGTCTTCAAGATCTCCGCGAACCGTCGAATCCTGAAGACGAGGTACTACTTCGAGTCCAAGACTATCTCCCTGAAGAACGGAGATGGGGATGCCGTGCTTCGGATCCCGGATGTCGGATACGAGGTGGACGTCTTCAAAACCACGGGTACGCCGTCTACGTGGGCCAAGATCGACATCGAGATCGATGCGGTCGAGGACTACCTGAACAAAACAATGCCTGGCGAAGAGTACCATCTCCACGTCAAGGTCAGCCATCTCCCATTCAAACCCGCCAACTGTATCATCAACGGTAAGGGGACGGACGAGCAGAAGGGATTCATCTCCAATCTTTGGGAGACTGAGTTCGCGGAAGATCTCCGGAACAAGGGTGGCGGGTGAGTTAACGCTGGATGACGTTGTAGCCAAGATCCGCAAAATTGGCGGCGATCACTACAACCTTCAAGTCTATGACAACATCGTTGAGATCTTTGATCGGTTGACCGAGGACGAGCAGCGAGTCTTCCTCCGAAGCGTCATTACCCTTGTGGGTATCCAGCAAGGTACTACCACCTCAACGGGTACTGTTGGGGATCTCAGTAGCATCATCACTGAGCTCGGACATCTTCGTATCGAAGACATGAGGCGTAGTTCCGAGTTCAAAACCATTCTGGCAAAGGGGCTTTCCCTGGTGGTAGGCCTAGGTTTGACGGCATCGATCGTCCTGATCCTCTTAGGTGCGTACACTTCTAATGGAGTGACCACTTTCTTGAATGATCTAGGGCAGAAGATCGCCATCATCTTCTTTCCATGAGACAGCATACCCCCTACAGCCCTAGGTGGGCTGTAGGGGGCTATGTTCACGTGGCATAGGTACCGATTTCGAGAAGCACTCCTTTATTAAGGGAGGCTTTCTGTGCTGGGATCACGGCTGGGGAGATTTGCCCCAGGAGGTTCTGGTAGGTTGTGTCGAAGATGTACTTCCGACGGAACCCGTCGTGGGTCTTGATTTCCCAGAAGGTGTACTCCAGGGACTTCCAGTACTCGATAAGCCGGCCATAGCCGCCGATCAAGGGCTGGGTGGGTTCAAAGTAGGACGTGAACGTATTCGGGACGTTGTAGGATTTCATGGTCTTCTTGGTCCAGACCAGGTCCTCGGCATCCAGTACGATCATGAATGACTGAGACATGTTGAAATAAGCCTGAATCACGTCGTCGCTGTAGAGATCGTCGACGTTGTAGCTCTCTGACCCTTCATAAAGCTCAGTCAGCGCCAGCCCCGAGAGGTCCAGGTACCGAGAGGACTCATAGAGTCTTTGGAGGAAGGGGATTCGGCTGAAGTTGAGGGTCAGGATGTCCGTCCCAGAGATCCAGAAGACGTCATCTTCTGGTAGGACCAGATACCCGCCTAGGGACAACATGACGCATTTGCCGTCAAGTGTCTCTGGGGATGCCCAGGTAATATACCCGTTCAGGGGATCTCCATCGACCTGTGGTAGAATCTCAATAGAGTTCAAGAAGGGGTACTTGGTAAGGGTGCCGACTTCGACAAAGCTGATGATCCCTACCGCGTTGTCCTGACTGTTGATCAGGACCTTGGCACCATCATAGATGGCAACCTCTGTCGTGGTGGTGGGTACAGCCGTCTGATGGAGGTATCCATTCACGGTCACCAGGCAACTGGTGTGGATCTGTGTCATGTCCGTACTGTAGGAGTCCCGGGTCAGCACCAGGTCCGTGATCTGGTCAGAAGTCAGCGTAGAGAGGTCGTCGGCACCAATCAGGGTCTTCTGAATCTGGTACCCGCCCTGACGGGCATCCACGAACTTGGCGTAGACCACCTCGGTCGTCGGCAGAGAGCTCACCACCGTCAGGGTAGCGTCCCCCAGGGAGGTGATATAATCGGTGACCGTCAGAGCTGAACTATAGGCTTCTGGCCTCAGATCGTTGATGTCGACGTAGACGTCCCCCGTGATCCCTGGGTTTGTCAGGGTCAGGTAGACCTGCTTGTAATTCTGGAAGACGTCTGAGAAGATCTCTTCAGAGATATCCTTCTCCGTCCAAGCCGAGCCTACCCACAGGGGTAGGACCGTAGCGGTAACCAAGGTGTAACTCATAAAGACCTCGGGAAAGGGTTAAAGACTCACAGAATGCTATGAATTCACAACCAGCCGATGTTGGCAAGTCTCTTTACACCAGACTCCATTAAAATAGGATTGACCATGGCTGTATATCCGTACGACGAAACTGGTACTGCGACAACCAACCTCATTGAGGACGAAGTCCACGCTCTGTCCACCATCAATGAAGACACCTTCTACATCCTGGTCCCCAACGCAGCGCCGTTTCATCTGGACAACCTCAAGGTTATCCACGTCGATGAAGACGACAATGAGACTGAGCTGACCATTGATGTCGACTACTACGCGGCATTGATGTACCTGGGGGCCACCCGCAGCTTGGGTAAGCCCATCTACGGCGGTGTGGCTTTCAACAGCACGACCCTGACAGGCAGTATCAAACTGACCTACCAGACCCTGGGTGGCGACTGGGTCGCTGACCGGGTGGCGGTACTGGCGACCTTCTCGGAGATTCTTTACAATCCCCGAGTGACCGTCTGGGACATCGTGACCGATGTCCAGGAGACCTTCCCACCGTCCGAGCACTCCCACGAGTACGATGACGTCCTAGGACAGTCCGACCTGATCGCGGTCATTCAGTCGATTGTCGACGCCATGCTGGCGGTCCAAGGGACCTACGCTACCATTGACTACGTGCTGAACCTCTCCAGCCAGATGGCGCTGAAGCAGCATACACACCCCATCTCGGACATCATTGGCCTCCAGGCATATCTGGACTCGTTGTCGGCGGCAATTGCTTCTTTGCTGACCAATGTCCCGCCATCGAAACCCAGCGTCTACGTGGCCAGTACCTCGGTATCGGGGTCTACGACCACGCTAAACTTGTCGGGCAGTTCGTTTATCTCCCCAAATACCCAGGTCAGCAGTACCTGGGAAGTGGCATCGGATGTCAACTTCGCAAACGTGTTCATCAGTGACACGGTGTCGTCAGGTGACTTCTTCAACCACTCGGTTGACATTGACAACTTGTCCTACTCGGTGGTCTACATTCGGCTGAAGTATACGGATAGCCTGTCCCAGGATTCCAGCTGGTCGAATACGGTTACTTACTCG